GTGCTACGATGATGGAAATGTCCTGTGAGTACCATTGAATAGTTTTTCAGAACCTGTCTATCCATACCTCCATCATTCTTTGCCCCACGAAACATATCAAATCCGGCAATTTCAAAATGCCCAAAACATAACTCAGCAGGTTGTTGAATGACTTTCATACAGGCATCATAGTTCTCTGCACACATCCAAGGAATAAAAGATACTGTGCGACCATCTAATTGTGTGATGGTTGGGTCTTCAATGATTTCAATGTTATGATATTCCCGTAACAATAAATCTAAACTATTCACTTCATTTGTATTCTTATAATATGTATCATGATTGCCAGGAATCACCTTCATGTCAATACCACGTATCTTTAGTTGCTCGAAAAAATATTCCTTACATGAACGTAGTGTATTGAAGTTGATGTACTTTCTTCTATCGAATACATCCCCTAAATGCAAAAGAGTTTTGATTCCCGTTTCATCTAGATATGGGAAAAATACTTCATCATAAAATTTTCGGAAATAGGCGTCGAAATGCTGTGAATCATTTCGCGCACCAAAATGTGTATCTGTGATTATGGCAACTTTCATTTATCCCTCGTACAGGGCAGAGTTGCTCCCATGTTCAAATACTTCCACACTCTTAAGGCGAACTCGCCCGTTCGTCTTGTGTACAACACCGGGGGCAATGTCAACATATACCATATGAGCAAATGCTTCACATCCAACACTATCAAAAATACGCAATGTGCATCCGCCTTCCTTATCCATTTGTTTGAACAAGGGAAGCAAAGGATCATCCTTGGCAACTGCCGTTGTGTGGTCAAAGGCAACATCTAAGTATTCCTTAATCCACTTGGTATCACCAAAGTCATATACCCAGTTTCTTTCATCTAGGACATCTGCCTCAAAGATGAAACGAAATCCTAAACTATAACCATGAATTTGATTGCAATGTGATTTTGCTCGCCATTGACGAAATGCACAGCTCAAACCACGCTCATTACCAAATGTTTTCGTTGAATAGAATTTCATTGTCATCTCCTCAGTATTTGTTTGTAGAAGTGTAGTCACGATAACGATTATCATCCCGGCGCCATGCTTCACCTTGACCCAACATCACATCTAGAATTCTATCCATTGTCTGTGATGTCCAAGCTGAAATCTTTCCCATGTTTCTATGAGGTTCATTCAAGTGCCTGAACAACTTGTTAATGGCATCTTGTTGTGACCAAGGTACATATAAACGTTCAGCATCATTGGCAAACGTTTCTGGGAATGACCGATAGGCAGGATACAACACATTACATTCAAGTGCATCTGCCTCAGACACCGTGTTACTTACCCAATCTTGTAATGCACAATTAAACAATACACGACTATTGGCAACAATCTCATAATACTCATTCTTAGAAAGATTATCATAAATCTTTAAAAGACCACTCTTTTCTAATTTACGAGCACGTTCCAAATATACCGGATTGTTACTCCGTAATGGACCGCCCGATACTATGGCAAATTCAATGTTATATGTTTCTGCAACTTGTTCAGCAATATCCATGAAGAAGTTGGGTTGCTTTTCTTGGTCAAACCGAGCAGCAAATACAACACGCATCTTTCTAGATGAGAATTCTGGAATATGCGATACTCGACTTCTCACCTCATCACGGTCAAACGTCAAGCCTGAAATGTTGTAGAGAGGTGCTGTCCAACCTGCAATCTTCATATGTGCCACCATTTCTTCATTTGACGCAAGAACACCCGTAACAAAATCATTCACCATGTGTTCATACTTACTCATCCAAGGTGCCATACCCCACACATGAACAAAGTCATCAGGATCAATGCTTTGTGCAAGACAACGTACCCACACCTTCGGTCGATCCTTTTCAGGGATTTGATTCATGATGTAAGGAAGCGATTCAATGCCGGGTTGAAACATATCTTCAAAAAAGATGGCATCTTCACCGGTGACTGTCCCATCTTTCATCATCTGCACAAGATTCATCATTTGTGACATAGCGAAATAACTTCTTCCATGTGCATCAAGAACCTGTCCCACAGAAATTGCCTGACTGTTATCAATGGTCTTGCCGGGAACAATCACATATTCAACACCACGACGATCCATAGTGGTAGTTGCCCACTTAGTTAGTTGCAATGTATATCGTGATTCATATGATTCCAATCCCATATAGAAAATCTTCATGTCAAACTCCCCATTGGTTGATATTGAATGATTGCACCGTTCTCACCATCTTCACTCACACCTACTTCAACTTCTCTGCCCGGATAAACATTAGTAATGTACTCTATTAAATCTTCTGCCAACATTTCACAGCTCTTATAATCAACATGCAACGTGCCTTGATATAGATGTTCAAGTTCACGCTTGAATAAGATGAATTCAATGTCTCGGTCATTATGTGTCACCGATACACGAACACGGAAATGAAACATGTGTCTATGAGGATATCCTAAAAATTCTACATCTTTCAATTTCGGGTCAGTCAATGCTGCGGGATATTTGTGAATACCTTCTTTCTGAAATGTCACTTCAATGTAACGCTTTATCATGATTAAAAGTCCTCAGGTAATGTTGCAGGTATGCCATCACGAACAGCTTGACTTGGGAGATATCGTCCCATTTCATTTTCCCACTTTTCAAAATCCACTCTGTTTTTAACTCGACTAAACGCCATCATGGCATTGTATTCATCGTCACTCATCAATGTATGAATCTGTGAAAAATCCTTTCTCATGGTATCTAAGTGACGTAGAAAGTTAATGACTGATGAAGTGAAGTATGCGTTAAATGCAAGAATGGGCGGATTAGGATCATTTGTTTTTGCCTGATACTTTCGAACACTGATGTTCATGACCTCATGGAATACTTCATCTGTTACATCATAGAACGGAACATTTTTCTTGATGTCGGCATTGATAATGGAATACTGAGGACCATTTTCATTGATGAAGTGTTTGCCGGGAGTAATCCAAGAGAAATCAGGACCATAGTATCTTCCCATTTGTACACCCGATGTATGGGTCGTACTATCATAACTAATATGTTTGTTTGTGTATAAGCCACTTTCAATCATTGCCAATGTAGGTACCATACGTGATACTGCACCAATACCTAACAAATGGAGATGATTGTTCATTTCAAACAAGGGTGTTTGTGTGTAATAAAATGCTCGCTTACAATCTTCAAACATCCCGTTACCGATACCACCTGAACCCATGGCGACACCGCCAATGCGTTCATGATATTCCTTAGGAATTTCTTCCAGTGCCAACTCACACCATTTGATGTATGTGTCAAGGTCACCGCCTTGTACAATGAACATGGGCTTGGCATCAGATTTCATGGCGATGAATGTGTCAATTTGGTTCTTCACATTTCTGCCTGATTCACGCGCACACCATTCAAATTTATTTCTATCAAAATATTTACTGTTAATATCTGAACGTACCGCCTTTGTGCCAATAATGCTCACAGGAATTTCATCAAAACTCATGGCGCAATCAGAGTACATGGCTTGACTCTCGTACACCTTCTGTTTTAATGCCGGCGTGATGGTCAATCCTTGTGTGACAATTTGTAGACCGCCCGAGTCGGCATACACCTGATTAATACCTTTACCACGATAGGCACCATAAAACACCTCACCGAAATGCTTTTCAATATAGGCGTTATACAGGAATGAAAATTCGTGGTCATATTTACCACGAATATGTCCCCACATTTTATTCAATTCACCCAATAGATATCCTGTATGTGTATCCTTAAAGTTGCAACGCAGAAAGGATAACCCAGAAGCAACATATTCAAACATTATTAGCTCCCAAAGATTTTAAGTAGATGATGTGTCTGATGTAACGCATCATCAAGTGCATTGTGATATGTGCCTGTTCGTTCAGCTTCTGGTAATTTAATTACTTCGCGTATTGTGCGATAGCACCTGTTTCTCCAGGCGTTCCAAGGACGTACCATACTTACTGCCTTATAGGCATTTTCCATAATGACATTATCAAAATCAGAACCACAACCCCATGTAGGATATTGTACTGTTCCATACCATTGAGAAAACTTTGTAAGAGCTTCGCGCAGAGATACATTATTTTCACGAAGCATTTCTAATACTTCCTTGGGTTGCTTACTCCACCATTTCACAGTATCAGCAGAAATGTGTAATCCCTGTAATTTACAGTCAGCCACATCTACCGTGCAGTAAAATGTATCTATCACACCTGCTTCGATAGAAAATTTTACCGCACCAATAGAGGCGATTGCTGCGTTTGACTCGGTACTCATGGTTTCCAAGTCAATCATTACATTGATATCACTTGACATGATATTACTTGATGAGATGCATGAATTCTGAACGAAGGGCAGGATTCTCCTTGAATCCGCCACCCAACTTCGATGTGATTGTATTGGAATGTGGATCCTCAACACCTCGTGCCTTTACACAGAAATGTTCGGCGTCAATAACAACCGCTACATCAGGCGTGTCAAGGATGAATGACAGAGCATGATAAATTTGTTCTGCAAGGCGCTCTTGAACCTGAGGACGGCGTGAGAAATATTCAACAACACGATTCAACTTGCTCAACCCCAACACCTTATTTTTCGGGATGTAGGCAACATGTGCCACACCTGAAATAGTGACAAAGTGATGTTCACATGCCGAAGTCACCGTGATGTTCTTTTCAAGAACCATCTCATCATACCCCATCTTATTCTCAATGGCAGTACACTTCGGAAATGCTGCATAATCTAATCCCCAAAATAGTTCATTCACAAACATCTTGGCAACACGCTTAGGACTATCTTGGAGACTGTCATCAGTCAAATCCATACCTAGAGTTGTCATGATTTCAGTGAAATGTTTTTCAATCTTCTTAATCTTCTTGTCACTATATTCTTCCGTCTGCATGAAAGGTGTCTCTACACCCTGAGCAACAAGATGCTTATGTACCTGTAATCCCAATTCAGGATCAGTCTTGCCCATGGCAGAACGAATAGCTGATGCGTTAAAACGATGTTGTGACTTCATATTATCTCCCAATGACGTTGCCAAAGACATAACAATGATTTCGTGTGGCAACTTTATAACCACGATTCATTGCTTCGATACACAAATCACCAATATACGGATCCTCTTGAGCATCCTTTGTGGCGCCGACAGGCATCACCCATACGTCTGGCATGTATCTCCCACATAGTAATCTAATTCTATTTAGGTGATTGTCAAGTTCATCCCAATTTTCTTTTGTCCCGTTACACACAAATTTCAAAATGGATGTAGCATTGGCAAGTGAATATTCATGAATGTGTTCTGCACTCACCACATTATCTTCACCTGATACCGTGAACAATTTTGGACTCATTGACCAATGCCAACGCGCCTTACCATTTCCCATGAATGGGAATTCAAATGACATGAATTTTCTTAATTCTTCTGACAAGGGGCGTGTGGCATTTGTTTCCACCGTGACAAGTTGTGGTGCATTATTTCTGTCACGCAACACACGAAGAATTTCCATCATTGCCTTTTGTTGCATCATGGGTTCGCCGCCCGTGAAGCATAGCATGATGGGTTGTTGTGTTACAGGATGAATGAACAATCCTTGTGGGTTATGCTCGCTCTTGTTGGCTTCAACTAAACGGTCAGCAATTTCTTCGGGAGATGCATCGTGCGCTAGATGCTTGAAACGTTGTGACCAAGAATAGGATGAGTCACACCCAAACTTCCACACGGGAAGGTCATTGACATGCTTCACAGAATCCACATCGAATGTTTCGAATGGTAATTCATATGTAGATGGGTCTGTGGGATTCTTTTGTCCGAATCCACTACAATTTAAATTACAACCAAAGAAACGTAACCAAACGGCAGGCGTTCCTGCCAATTCAGCTTCACCTTGAAATGAATAAAAAATTTCTGAGTAACGAATACGCATATCACACTCCAATCACAAAGTTATATAACAATCTACAGACTATTTAGGTATTTGTCAAGTTTCACTCATCATATTCATCCACTTCTTCCACATCAATATACTCAGATTCAATAATCACCACATCGTCATCAAGTGCCTGTAGATATTTTGGTTTACGTGTAATCTTTTTCGTTTCTTTGTCGGCACTTAATTCTTGGTTGGCGGCATCAGCTTGCTTTTGCAAGTACCGAATGAACTCATTTGTATGTGTGCCTTCGTCATGAGCTTGACGAATGATGTTATCCACATCTAACGAAGCAATATACTTATATTTGGTTTGTAGATGCTTCTTCTCTTTTTGAATTCTTCGCACAAAGGCATAATAGGTAATTTGTGTGAAGTAGGCAAAGGGATTGCTTGATTTCGCGGGATCGAAGTTGTCCATATATGTGAGACAATTTTCAATGGCATCTAAAATCATATCCTCACGGAAACTGTAATTAATGAAATTATTTTTATAGGCTAAATGATTGGCAATTTTAATGAAGCAGTCGCCTATGTATTCTGGAACTTGTGGACGTTCCTCTTTGTTCTGTTCTGCTTCACGTACCTCTACTTTATAATCTATTAAGGCTTGTAGAAACTTTTTATTATCTATGTAATGATTGTTTGTTTTACTCTTGGTTTTCGTCATGGTTATTTTCCATATTCAAAGGTTCATCAACAAAATATAACTCACCGGGTGTAATTTCACGTAATAAATTTTCTGCTGCTTCTTCACGTTCTATTTGTTCTTCTTGGCGCTTTTGTGTTTCAATGGTATGTTCAATATAGTTGACATATTGTTGACGTACCTCTTTCTTTAAACTTCCTATGGTTAATACAATGTCAGTACTAATTGTAAATTCATCACTATCACTTAATCCAATCCATGGACGCAAAACAAAACTTTCGCCTATCACTTGACCATTGCGTCGTGTTTCTTGGTGAGGGATAACCTGTACAGGAACATTCATTTGTAAATGTGTTTCAGATGCCAACGACCGAACATCATGATTCATGGTACAGAGTATAGTTTCTCCTGTTTTCAATTTCACAATCTTATAATACGTTCCCTCATTATACTTGTTGTAACTATGCATGTAAGGGTATTGTTAATAGTTTATAATTGAATCCTTCTTCATTGTAAATTTTTACACGTTCAATTAAATGAAGTAGGGTATAATTTTTATGTGTTTTCCATGAGAGGTTATCTCCAATATCATACAACTTACAACTTGTTTTTTGTTCTCCCAATCGAAGACCGCGACCAATACTTTGTAAATTTCTGATACGAGATTTCGAGGGCGAAGCAAATACAATGTTGTGGAGATTTCTAATATTTATCCCCGTAGAGAATGTTCCATATGACGCAAGAATAATGGCATTCTCAGATTTTTCTGTAATGGCACGAACTGCTTCTCTATCTTTAGTTTCAACTCCACCGTGTACAAAGAATAACTCTCGTCCCTTTTCAACTTTTTCAGAGAGCATATCAAACAATACTTCACCATGTTTTTCAACATATTGGAATAATACTAGAGTATTTCCTTTTTGGTCAAGCACTAAATTTTGTATAAATTTATTTCTCTTGGGGTGTGTGACTAACCAATCTAATTCTTGTTGATAGGTGAACTTCTTACACAACTGTTTTTCTTCATCACTGTAATCCAACTGTAAGCAACGAATCTTTAAATCAGCAAGCTGTTGTGTATCCATTAACTTCTTTGTGGTTGTTACTTTATGAACAGCACCAAACAATCCTTCTAATACTAAACGATGTGTCTTGGTGCCATCCAATGTTCCTGTTGTACCTATCTTAAAAGGTGCCTTGGTGCATTTGTGTAGAATTGATGATAATGATTTGGCTTTAAACAAATGGCACTCATCACCATATACCACATCAAAATTTTCAAAATAACTTTTCGGCATCTTGTAGATGCTCTGCCACGTGGAGATTACAATAGGAACGTTTGTAACTTTTTCTTTACCTGAATAAATGCGGGTGCAGTTTTCAGATACTTTCCAATCCGACGCTGTAGCATAATCAGCAAAGTCACCATACAATTGCTCGACTAAAGAAGTTGTGGGAACGATGATAAGTTGTCGGCGCCCTTGGGTCTGATGCCAACGAACCAAAGAATAAATGATTAAACTTTTGCCTGACGCAGTAGGAGAAAGAAGAAGTGTTCGTCCACGATGAATGGATTCTAGTACAGCATCTTCTTGATAATCACGAATATCAACGGGCTTACCATTTGAATGGTAATTCAATGATGCAATGAATTGTTTTGCTTGTTCAACATCTTCGGCATATGAAGGTAAATGATTTGTAAGTGTATAATTGTTTGACTTACAAAATTCTTTTACATAAGGAGCAAGACCTACATATAACTCCTTTGTGAACAAACTTAGTAGACGAATTTTTCCGTCCCAAAGTTTTGCACGATATTGGGGTGTGAATTGAGCACCCGGAACTGCAAACGTGAAGAAGTCATTCATTTCAAGTAGAATGGATGCATCGGCATCTACATGAAGATAAACCTCATCTTTCTTGCTAATGGTAACATCACTCATAATCCACCATTCGTAAACTTATACCATTCAATAGCAGACTTGATGTCCCATGTTCTACTATTGATGCTTTTAATGATTTGTTCCAATTGGTACATGACAGTTTTTAAATATTCCAACTTATCCGTCATGCGGATAACATCATCGTCAGTATTCATGACATCATCCATTTCATTTTTTAATGGACGCGCATTGAGATATTGTTCCCAGCCCAATTCACTAAGTTCTTCTTTTGAGAGTTCGCCACGATAATATCTACCTTTCAACTTTCGGATACGAAGGTATTCAGCCTCAGCCTTACGATATTGAAGGCGGACTGATGACATCATGTTGAGATATTTTGCGTGAAGTTCAGGAACACGGGCGGCACTACGCCCTAAATTAGTTTGGTCAATTTTACAATCTTCTGTCCACATGTCCTGTATTTCTTGTAACTTCATACCACCTCACTTGTTAATACATCATGTAACATACACAGTACAACTACATTTGTCAAGTAGTCAATAAAGACTCCACCGTGAACATGCGATATTTAAAGACGGCGTTGCCTACAAAGTATTGTGTGTTTCCTGTTGATACATCGAAATCCAATCCAGATAACGAGATGGGGAAACAATCTATGAAGTTTAACCGAACGATTGGGAGGTCACTGGAATTCAATACCATTAATGTGGCATCACTATATTCCGGTAGGTCAGTTCTACGTTGTGTACCCACATCTTGGTTATTGATTTCAGGTGTTCGGAATGCTTGATCCGCGAATCTCTTTTGAAATTGTTTATGGTTCTCTGGGAAACCTAAAGCAATCATCCAGTTGTACAATTCAATGTAATTTGCCATGTCTTCCTGAATCATGAAACGAATGGTGAGTTCACCGAAGTCAAGTTTTTCACCTGGCTTTGGGATATCAATCAATGGCGTGGGTTGTTTTGCTACACCTAAATTCATGGACGGAATGTTTGCTGCCTGACAAAAGTATGTTACTTTCGGCAGACTTTGAATCATGAAACGAAAGCCATTGGGACGTAGAAAATCTAGTTCCTCAGGTTGACGATTAGTCCATTTTGCTTCTGTGATTTCGGTTGACATGTTTCACCTATCTCTCTTGACTGGCACTTGACAGAGTGTTAAACTCACTATGTCTGGGATGAATTGATAATACTATTTATGATACTATAAAACAGCTATATACTCCCTACTCCTGAGAAAGTATACAAGTATATAGCAAAAGGATTGGGAGAGACTTTTCAGCCTCTCCCTTTCCTGTTTCATCTGCTACTTCGATTATAGAAGGTTTGTGACCTTCAAGCGACGATAGTAGTGATTACGGTTAGCGGTGAATGTATCGCCGTCAGTTGTACCGTTGGCTTGTGTTACGAATGGATTTGCAATCATGCCGTAACGTGTCTTGAATCCAATCTTGGGTTGGAATGAAGATGGGTCAATGGCACGTACCATTTGTAATGGAACGTATGGGCAGTAGAAGATACCTGCGTCATATGCATTTGAACCCTTATAACCAACTACTACGAATTGTGAAGCTGAGTTTGTGTTGGCTGAGTATGGATCAATGAACACCTTGAAGCGACCATTCAATGTACCTGCGAATGTGTTGCCTGTGTCATCCATTGAGATGCCGTCGTTGCCTGAAAGAGCAGGTGTGTAATCCAACTTACCTGTCATGGCAAGAGCTGCTGCAACGTCTGATGAACAGACGATGAAGTTACCGCGTCCACGACGAGTTTCTTGTGCGATTACGTTTGCATCGCGTTCGATTTGGAACATCAAGCCCTTGAAGCGTTCTACTGACCAACGACCGTTTGAGTCAACGTCAAGGTCGAATGTACCTGCTGTTGCTGTTGAAGCAGCACCTGGCTTAGCAACCTTGTAGATAGTACGAATTACTTCACGGTTCATTTCAGCAAGAATTTCTTGTGAAAGAATGTTTGATAATTCACTTTCTGCATCAAGACCGTGAATTGCCTTCAAGTCTTGTGCTAATTCAACTGTGTATTCGGCCTTCAATGCACGTGACTTGGCTGTTACAGTTGTCTTTTCGATACTGAAAGCCATTTCGTTGAAGTCACCAGCCATACCGCCTGTGCCTAGAGCTTCAGCTGCTGCTGTTGTTAAGCCTGTGCCGTATGTGTATGTGCCATCAACTGGGTTTGTACCTTCGTGTGTGCCTGTGCCTGAGAAGTCGGTATCAGCTTCATTGAATAATGCTTCTGCACCATCTTGGGTTGAATAACGTGACTTCATGGCGAAGATGAGGCCAGTTGGACCAGTCATTGGTTGTACGCCGGCTACGTCATAGGCCATCAAGTTTGGAAGTGAACGACGAACCAATGAAATTAAGATTGGGTCGTAACGGTCAATTTCGGTTGATCCTGAGCCAGCAATGTTGTTAACTGGAACAGCTTCGAACAATGCTTGCTTTTCTTCGCGCAATGCCTTTTCTTGGTTTTCAAGAATAACGGCAGTAACAGCCTTCTTGTAGTTGTCTTTGATGGCTGGTAGGGATCCGTGTTCTAGAACTGGAGCCCACTTCTTTTGTAATGATTCTGATAAAAACATTTACGTTCTCCTGAGTTTTTGTTTACTGTTAAACGTTACTATTATTTATACTAGCTTTATTTTCCAAATGTGTTGCGTGAAAGCATTTCTGCATATTTAGCAACCGTACCTGATACTTCTTGTGTTTCTACCACTTCTTCTGTGATGGGTGAAGAAACAGTTGACTTGGGGAAGTAGTTATTTTTAATAACTGAAATCTTTTGTTCAAATAATTCTTCATTTTCAAATTCAACTTCTTCAATCAAGCCGCGAAGTTTTTCAGCTTCAGTTTGTGCTAAGTCACTTGTTGCCTTTGAGAATACAACTTCACGCTTTGCTTCGTTCAACTCTGTATTAAGTTCAACTGCCTTTGCCAATGATTCGTTAACTTGTGCAGTTAATGTATCAATTTGATTTTGCATGTCGCCTAAAACATCGTACTTTTCTTCAGGAACTTCAATGTAGTGTTCCTTGAACAACACCTTCAAGCCTGCAATGAAATCTTCAGTGACTTCTGCACGAAGTCCTGTTTCAATTGCAACTTCATTGTTTGCCAACCATTGTTCAGCAACATATGAGAGATAGGCATCAATCTTTGAAACCATTTCTTCGTGGATGTTCACGACGGTGTGTGCTGCTTGTTCAGCAAGCGCATCTTGCATCTTTTCTACTTCGTGAGCAACGCGAGCAGTTACGACGGCTTCGAATAATGAAGCTGCCTTTGTCTTGAATTCTTCTGACAAGTCAACTTCTGATGCAAAAAGATTTTCAACATCCTTTGCCAATTCAGCCTTCATGTTTTCCATGGCTTCGGCAAGTGCTGTTTCATCTTCTTCTTCAGTTTCTTCTGGGCCTTCTTCTACTAATGAATATTGTGCCTTTTCTTCTTCTGAAAGAGCATTGTATTCTTCTTCTGAAATGACTTCTTCGCCTTCTACTTCAGCTTCTTCTTGGTGAACATTGCCCTTTGAAGATGCTTGGTTGATGACAGATGATGGATCTGCTACTGTTGTGTAGTTAGTGGCAGCGCCTGCACCTTGATGTGAAACAGTAGGCATCTTAGCCTTCTTTGATGCTTGTGCCTTACCTTGATTCTTTTCATCAGTTTCTAAATCAATTGAAGCATCTTGTGATGAACCTTGCTTCATGGGAGCAGCTTCTTTGGGGCCTGCGCCTGCTTGTAATTGATTTACAGGGTTTGATGGCTTTTCTGCGCCACCGCCCTTGTGCATCATTTGAACTTCTGGTGTTTGTGATGAGCCTTGAGCTGGAGCCTTAGTTTCCAAATTCTTACCCATTCCTGGGAAGGCTTCATCGAGCTTTTTAGCCATCATTTCTCGAATCTTGTTTTCTACTGACATTTAGTATCTCCTGTAGTTGTTTCAAAAACTTTATATTATTTATACGAGTTTATTTCTTTGAAATGGCATTTAAGAAGGTTTCAAAGGCACGAATCTTCATTTCTTGCAATTGACGTTGATTGGTCTTTTCAATCAGCTTCTTAGTTTCATCCATATTTTGATATGTCCATGAACCATTTACAAACATCCAATCCTTATTTTCCATAATCCCTTGTACGAAAGCATCAGGTGCCGAAGGGTCAGCCACAATGTCAGCCGCCGTTGCAAGATAGAAATCATCTTGAACTTCGTTGATACCTTCTGAAGTGGTTTTTAATGAACCCAATCCGCGTGACGACACACCCAACTTACCACCACCTTCAATGATGTTACGTGCAATATTACCCATTGGGGTGTTCATGATTTTTGCACGACCAACATAATTGTTTCCATCTTCCTTCAATGACACAATCATGTGAGAGACACGGTCAAGATTGATGGTTGGACCTTCAGGATGTCCCAGTTCACCAAATGCGCGATTGGCTTCGACATATTCCTTCATGTAACGCTTTACTTCGCGTTCCATAACTGTCTTGGGATAGATACGTGAATTTTTATTGGCAATTTCACTTTGAAGAAACACACCTTCAATGAAAAGATTTTTTGAATTTTCTTCGTTGATGATTTGAACATCTTCAACTATTTCAGCAATGAGTCTCATGATTATGCTCCTATTGATTGATTAAGATGTTGTGTATCACCATATCCTGAGACCTTCATGATTTCAAGAATAATGGTACCACCACCTGCGGGTAATGTCACAACTATGTTACTACCATTTTCTCTGTTATCAGAAAATCCGTGAAATTGAAAATCACGTGCACCTGTCATAGCCCAAAGTTGTACAGAATTTCTTGAAACGGTTCCGTTACCTGAAGGTATTGACCAATAGATGCCACTAATATTTGCCTTAGGTGTTGCGGCATTCTGTGTTGTAGTTTCTAGTGTTGTTTCTAAATCAATGGTTTCAGATGCATTTGCGCCTGTAATGGCAACTACAACATGTATGGGTGTCTTTTTAAGTATTGATATGGCCATTTGTTACTCCGATTCTGATTGCATATATTGTGCAGCCGATACAATATAATCTTCTGCTAAGGTAATTTTGCCTTGAACCCATTCAGGAAGATTGGTATCTTCAGATAACATATCATGCATTTCTTGTGCATTACGAATAATTGTTTTCAATGAAGATTTTGCCATATCACCTTCATAATCATATTCACCTCTTTCTTCGGATGTTTCTTCCTTCATTGCCATTTTAGTGGCTGTGGCATACATTACATTTTTTGCATTGGCACCGTAACGTTTGCGAAAATCTTTGAAGTTTTTCTTCATGGACTTCACAATCTTTTCTCGTTGAGCCATATCCTTTTCGCTCATCTTTGCCATGATTAATCCTTTTCAACGGTGAACTTTGTACTTTCATCCCATTGTTTTGGATATCCACCCTTGTTGTCACCTCTATAAAGTTTTTTGGGAGGTTCACGCTTGTCTAATATTTGTGAGGAACGGGCCATACCCTTCACGCGCTTGGCAAATTTTTTTGCTGACAAAGGTGCTTCTTGCTTCTTCAACACTCTGGTGCCTTGATCCATGGACTTTCGTTGATACGACTTCAAAGTTTCAGAAGAAATTTCATCAATGGATTCCACTTCTTCATTAGCCTTTGCACGCTTAACAAGCTTGTTTGTAGCATTTGCAATTCCTCTTTCTCGCTTGTCTACCTTTTGGTATGTACCAGACTGAGCTTCACCTGCATATGAATCTGCTGCCTTTTTGATATACGAACCGAGCGTTGCAGATTTCCATTCATCAATGGGCTTCACTTCTTCGTTCTTCATCTTCATGAAGTTCTTGGCAAACTTTGGCTTCTTGGCAGCTTCATATTCCTTCTTGGCATCTGCCATAGTCTTACTATATGACTTCTTCATTTCAGCCGCCTTCTTGGCAGCATATGGATCTGAATATGCTTCTGAAGTTGATTTCACTTCTTCCTTCATGCCCTTCTTCTTGGCACGAAGCATCTTGAAGTCCATGGCATCTAATTTACCATTCTTGTTGACATCAATTTTCTTTTGACCACCAATTAAAGCTTCATCCATTCTTTCATCTTCATCTTCGTAGTCATCTTCTTCATCGTCATCCTCATCTTCTTTCTTTTCCTTCTTCATTTTCTTTTCTTCTTCCATACATTCAGCACATTCTTCTGTGTTGAACATTGATGAAGAAACTTCATTTTTCTTTGCATCAAGCAAAGCATCAATTTTTGATTGTAATAATTCGTTGAAGATGTTATTGGCTTCTAGATGATTGCCTGCTTCAATGTTATCAATTAAATCTAAAATTTGTTCGTTAATATCTGCCATCTGAATATCCTCTTTTATTTGTGTAGCAGGTTTTAATTTAGACACATGTATGGTATGGGGATTAGAATCTGCATTTGATGGCTGAATATTCACATGACCCGCAAGGGCAGAATTCTTATTTCCGTCGTGACGATGTATTACTCTACCTGTAACTTTCTTTCCTTTATGGGTGAAAGAAACGGTATCGCCTATCTTAACCTCATGTAGTTCCATTCTTTTTCTTCTCCGGTGGGGCGGGGAAAGGAGATCCCTTAGGTAATATGTTGCCGGGCTGATTTGGGTCTTCAAGGGGTTCAGAGTAATCCATTCCTGCTGAAGCAGCTTCTTCGTTTTCTGAATTCATTTGTGCAATTTCTTCATCAGTTAAACGCAACACATGCTTTTGAATGTAACTCTTACTTATATATTTACCATCAAATTCTGCAAGTTGTGATAGTAATTCAACGCGAGCCCGCAACAATTCTTGGTCTTTGCTTTCAGAATAATAGGCATCTTGAGCAAACTTATACTTGATATCTTCCTTCATTTCTTCCCAATCAGTTTCAGTTGTGACACCTTTTAACACAAGTTGTGTTTTCAACAGGTCATCAAACATACGTGAAAATTGACGGCGCAATTTATTGATGAATTTTGTGAACTTCAATTCATCACGATTAATTTCAGCGGCACGACCAAAGTTCAATCCTGATTGTTGTTGCAAACGAGAAACAGGAACATATAAACTTTCATACAACTTACGTTGGAAGTATTCAATGTCGGCAATTTCACCGAGGTTTTGACCACCAGGTAGAGTATCAATTTCAGTACCCTTACCTCCTTCACGACGAGGCAACCAGAAATCTTCCAACAAGCTCATAGTCTTTTTATCATCACGAATCTCGCCTGTGTTGGCATCATACACCAACTTGTTGCGATAACGATTCATGATGTCCTTGATGTATTGTTCAGCCTTCAACTTGGGAAGGTTACCTACATCAATATAGAAAATTCTTCTTTCGGGCGCTCTTGCTAAACGATAGATGACAAGAGCATTTTCCATCATACGCAATTGGTTTGCTGTTTTGATGGCTTTATGTAAATAGCTCAACACCATGTTATTATCTACATCAACTAAACCTGATGGGACATAACAAATGGCGTCTTTGGTTATTTTCAATCCTTGTGTGGCACTTGGACTTGCTTGTGTCACAGGTGTAGTTAATACACCCTTTTCATTATATACGAAAAATTCTTCCACCTTACGTACAAGTTCTACACCTGTATTTTTTTCAGTTTCTTTAATGACGTTTCTGATTTTCTTGATTTTTCTTGGATCAATATAACGAATATCAGTTAACCCTTGTTTGGGTTTTGCTACGTCTACAACTTTGTGAAAATACACACGACCATCTACATACCAGCGACGAAAATAATCTTGTGCTCGATGTTTAAAGTCAAGAATTTGTGTGATGTTTGCAAATTCTTCCTTGATGGCTTTCTTGATTGATGCTGGAGCCTTTACATCATCTAAATCAATTTCAATAGGATCCTCATCTTCAATATTGGCAATGGATTCATTGACGATATCATCAATGGCACTATCAACATCCGCCATTAAAGAAATGGCACGATAGCGTTGAATTAAATCTGATTCATTTTTTGCTGCATTATCCAGGTCGAGGTAGGTACCGTAGTACCCACCTGCCCGGACAGTGTCGAGAGCACCATCGTCGGAAGGAGGCACGAAACTAATTTCAGTTCGTGCGGGCTCCTTCCGCTTGATGCTATATCCAAAAATATCCATAATATTTTTACCTTGTCAAAGATTAAACAGGTGTTACGTCAAAATGCGAATATTGGAAAGTCACTGTGAATTCTGAAATGACATCATTTTGACTGTATGCTAATGCAATTTCTGAAACGTTAATTGGGAATGCGTTACGAATTTCATATGTACGAAGTGTAACATCATTTCTATCCAATTGTTGTACACGTAAATCACATTGATACAACGCAGGGGTTAATTGACCACCGTTGTTTACACGGTCGTTCATTAAGTTTGTCCAGCGTTCGAAGTATTGACGCATCTTCAAAGATGTATCGTTGATAACTGTGATTGTCCATGGATCAAAGATGCGTTCTCCTGCCATCTTTACTTCACGACCACGATATTGAACGATTGTTGGGTTAACGTTTGATGCAGGGAGTGCAGCGGCTGTGACAAGTAATGAGTCATCAGAAGCGGCTACTCCTACTGCTGCAGGCCAAGTAAGTGTTACCAAAAATTGATTTGGACGAGCACCACCTGCGCCTAACTTGTTTCTAAATTGGGTAATATCCATTTGTTTCTATCTCCTAGAAGTTATTTAGTTTAGGCGCCTACGACTTCTTCAAAGCTCACACCAGTACGTGTGGCGATGAAGTTCAATTGCATGAAGTTGATTGAACGAGCTGGCTTGATGAAGATGTCAGCTACGAATTCGTTACGGTCAATGACTTCGCCTGTGTTATTTGTTTCATCGCAAACTACGCGGAAGTCAAAGATACCACGACGACCACGAACATCGCGCAAGAATGGTTCCACTAAGTTACGGAATTGTGCGCGTGTGAAGGCATCGTTGAATTCAAACAATTGATACTTGCCTGCTGTGGCAATTGCCTTTTCTAGAACGATGAACAAACGACGAACGTTGATTCTATCGAAAGCTGATGGCTTGGCAAGAAGTGTCTTGTCGCCAAACAATACAGTACCTTCGCCTGGGAATGACACAACTGGGTTGATGCCATTCTTATATAGTTCATCGCGGTCAGTCTTGTCAGGTGAATATGCCAACTTCACAACATTCTTGATTTGACCACGATTTAAACCACCTGGTGAGAACCAAGGATCGGCAATGGTGTCAGTACGTGCACAGAGACCTGCAATGTCGGCATTCAATGGAACCCAACGATACAAATCATTGTACTTGTCGTATTGATATTTCCAACCTGAGTCCATAACACCATATGATGTATTGACATTTAATGTATCTTGACGGTCTGTGATGATGTCCTCAGCTTCGCTGCCTGCGTTATTTAATACAGATGCTAAGAGAGGTGAAACGAAACCTACGCAATCCATACGTGCTTGAGCAGTTTGAATCATGTATTGTCCAACTGCTAATGCGTTAGGACCGTTGAATAGAAGATTTACATCAACGATTTCTGCATTGGCAAATAAGTCCCAACCTGTTTGAAGTGCGCCGGTTGATGGTGCATCGTCAGAAACACCATTGGCAAGTGACCAATCGTCTGATCCTAAGCCATCATATTCGATTGATGCTGATGCAGCACTGCCCCAGTTTGTTCCTGCAGGATGATCCATCCAATATACGTAACGTGAACCACGAAGTACATCACGATAGAATGCATTTGATCCGTCAGCCTTCTTAACGTCACTACCCTTTGAAACGAATGCAAACTTTTCTAGTACAGTACCAGGTGTGCCTGTCCATAAACCATCTTCGTCAACAACGACAATGTGCATTTCGTCGCCGGCTTCAGTGTTTCCTAAATTCACGAGGAAGTCTGATGTGCCAGGTGCTGCGTCGAATTCTGTGCGATAGGTCCATGCTGAGAAGCCTGAAGCGTCACATGCTGACACCTTTAATGAGTTACCTAGAACACCTGGGAACTTAGCAGCCCATTCACCTACTGATGCGGCGCCGTTTGAATATTGTGCTTCCCATTGGTCTTCGTTCTTGATGAGAATTGCTGTGCCTGATGTTACAGCATTCTTTGCATTACTACCTACTGAGCGAACAACCTTTAAGTTGTTGCCATATGCCAAGAAGTTGGCGGCTGAGAACCAGCTAGCGGCAACTGTATTGTTTGGCTTTGCAAATGTTTTGACGAGTTCAGCTTCGTTGCTGATGGTTGTGATTTGTTCTACCGGACCCCATTGGAAGGCTCCTACGTAGCCACCTATTGATGTGGCAACAGCAGGAACGATACCTGTTAGGTCTTTTTCGACTACAAGTACGCCTGGTGATAATTGAAATGCCATTTTATTCTCCTGTTAGTGATTGAAATCTTAATAGTATTTTCAGGGCGTGATTACACTATGGTTTATAATATTTATAACTTTACACACCTTCAAAATACTTTAATTCTTGTAGATGTTGTTCCATGGCAAAGATTTATCGGTTGACCACACAATATTGTTCTCAACAAATATGGATTCTGAAGTGCCGTCATCTATGAAACCAAATGGTGTCAGTTCATCTTCAATTTGCATCATTTGTTGTTTGTAGATTCTCTCACGAACGTTGATGTCTGTGAGTTCGCGGAAATATTGGTTTGTGGTAAGCCAACCAAATAGTACTAACGTCATCACTAAGTCATCATGATATCCTTCGTCAGCTACGAATGTACCATTTTTCTCAATGAATGTTGAAAATTCATGAATGGTTTCGGCGTCAAATATATTTAGTTTTTTCTCCTCGAGGAGAGATTTGATGGCGAAACACCCTTGACGTTTCACAGACTTTGTGGTTCTAACACCCATTGTTGTGGATTTGGCAAATCCTGGACTAATGTAGGTTTGTTTGTTTTCTTGTATTGTACAGAGCATATTTTCATATTCATGTTCAATATGTAGAATGTCTGCAATTTGTCCGCCAATGTCATTTGTTTCTACAAGTATATATGCATTATTGTAATCTCGTGCAGCTTTCACAATGACATCTGGGAACAACATGGGAGAAATGGTATTGTTTTTAAACTTACCTACAAGTTTATACGGCATCTCAGTGACATCAACAATGGTGAATGCCGAATAATCTCCTCCCACACCTCGGGCAACGTCAACACAAATGACATACATTCTATCTTTGCTGGGTTCAGTATAAATGGACAACCCCATTTCATTGTAAAACACAGGATCCATACTACTCATATATGCCAGTGTTGCGCCATTAATCAACGTGTTTGTAGAACCCAAAAACTGACATAGTACTTCTTGATTGAATTTCACATCACCCAACGTCTTTCTTTGTTCTTCTGCCCAGGCTTCATCACGACCCGGAATTTCCCAATATGGAATAAAGTGATGAACGAACCCGTTTTTACCCTTTTCAGCTTCGTTCCAGAATTTCCAAAAATGGTTGTAACCTAATGGGGTGGATGTTAGCAGAATCTTGGTTGTTGTACCGGCAGAAATTGTCGGATATACAGACGCAAAGAATTGTTCTGCAATGTTGTTCGGGATAATGGCAGCTTCGTCAATATACAGCCAGTTAACAGACTTACCACGAATACCGGATCCTGTTGTGGCAGCAGTAAACACCTTACTTCCATTTTCCAACTCAACGTTACCTTTGTTCCAAGTACGAACTCCTTGTTGCATCCAGATGGGAAGATGTTCATACATGATTTGATAACGGTCTAATACTTCACGCGCAGCACTACCTTTATTGGCTAGAATTGCTACAGTTTTACTCTCTTGAAATAATGTATACCATAGGATACATGCGGCAGCCGTGATAGTTTTTCCTTGCTGACGCCCTTCCATAAGTACCACTTTACGATTATTCAGAATAACATTAACTTTCGTTTTCTGACAACCGTACAGTTTGAAAAGTTGTAATCCATGGTCAAGTGTAACAATGTGACAATAATTCTCAATGAAATAAATTGGATCCTCTTGACACTTCACAAATTCCTGAATTTCTTCTGGTGTGAACTGGTGTTGATGACCAACAGGTTTTAAGTTAGGATTGCCATGGTACGAATTGTTTTCTTCAATCATTTACATCCTGTATTGTAATGGGTTCATTGACTTTCTTCATGGCTTTCAATAACTCATGAGTTGAACCAACGAACAAATTGTTTTGTGTCTGTATTTTTGGTTTATCTGTTTTTTCCAATTCTTTTTTCCGCTTTTGAACTTCAAGTAAATCCTTGGCAGTATCAGAAACAGTCTTAATGAGTTGTCCTGCAACTTCATATGCTCGGGGATGGTCACTGTTTTTTGCAATATGTAAGATACCGTCAATGGCTTCATTCCCCTTATCAATTAAATTTCTCAATGTTTCACGGGCGTGTTGGGCATCATCTTCTATTACAGGAGATGTCTTTTCTTCCACCTCGTCTACTGTCGTTGAAACAACTTGAAATTTTTCATCTAACTTATCAAAGCTCATATTTCACTCGAAAAAATGTCATCAAATTCTTGTACGAATGTATAATTATCTATAGGTGTTGCATTTTCTGGGTCTGTGGTAGTTGTGATTCTTCTACCAACCTGAGTATTTGTAGGAGGTTGTCCTTCAAACAATCCATAATCTGTATATATGTTTTGTATTGTTTTCTTGATGAGATTGGCATCTTGCACATACCCAAAGAAGTTCATTTTAATTGTAAAGTTCAAATCCCAAATTACACTCAACCGCTTATCAAATCCTCCCTCCCACTCATCTTGATAACTGATGTTATCCAGTACAATTTGTAAGTCACGTTTCACGCCCAGTTCAGGAATTTCATTAATTGTGACATTGAAATCAGGATTGAAATAGGGGAGAATTTGTTCCACAATTTGTAATCCATCATCTTGATTTTTTGCAAACACACTTAAACTAATCCCCATGTTATATGGGGTAGAAATATATGAATAGCGAACACCCGTATTTGTTGTACCTGTTGTATCAACTGAACGAACATTTTGTGTAACAGCTAATTTTCTAGATGCATCATAATTAAAATTTGTTATTTCAAATCCCATACGGGGTAATGTAATTTGAAACGTTGCACGACCTGTTTCTAGTTCAGGAGCTTCACGAATACGGTCTATGAACTTTTGCTTTGGGGCATAACTTAATGGCACAAACAAACTTTGTGCAACTTCACCTTCGGCGTTTATTCTACGTAATGTGATGTTATTAAACAACGTACCAAAAGCAATAATAGCCTTACGTATATGTTGATGATAGAAGTGACGATTATTAAACATTAGTATTCACCAAATGGATTAACTTCAGAAAAATCAAGAATGTCGCTGCCTTCAGATTCGAAAAATTCTGTATCAGAAAACGGTACATTATCAATTGTTTTGAAATCTTGTTTGATAATTGAGAATCCTGCTTGTGTTAACAACCTGCCGCCTGTTTGAGTTAACACTTCATATTCATAGGCATCTTGTGTAATGGTGTCAACTGTGACATCAATTTCTGCAACACCTGTTGAAAACACTTCTGAACTATATTGATACAATTCACAACTCATACTGTAAATGTAAAATTTGCCTAATTGATAGAATGGATCAAGGTGTTGCACGAACTTAATTTCAAACATACTGTTAGTTTTCGGGAGATAAATTAAATCTCCTTCAGCGGGACGAGATGGGAGTTGTAGTAATTCCGGGGGACTGGCTCCTACACTATCTTCCCATCTACGTTTTGAAACAACGAATGTGGCTTGGTCATTTACATTGATACCAAACTTTGTGAATAGTTCACCATTGCCGTCCCATCCTTGAATGTTTGCCAAATACATTTCTAATGGAATGGCAGTATCAAAGCGACTTAATACATCTTCTCCCAATACATTATCTTGATTACCTGATGAACGAGGAAGATAGTATACATCATGACCATAAATCTTGATGCTTTCAATGATTAAATCTTCCAAGAGTCGCTGTTCATTGGTAACTCCCGAGGTGTTACCGCTTTGAAAATAAAAATTGGTTGGCATTATCCCACCATAAAGTCAACAGGAAGTTCGTAACGACTTTGCATTTCTATTTCGATTTGACGAATTTCTTCCATGGATTCTTCGAACATACGTTGTCCATCCATTTGAACGCCGCCCGGAAGTTGCATACCTTGGAACTTCTTTAAGTTTGTACCCCATTGACGTTTGATAAGGGCTGTGGCATATCTCTTTAAAAACATATCATTATATACTTCTGTGAATGTTTCTGGTTCAACCATCACAAAAGCCTCAACTGCCACATAATCACCCTCAGAGAAAGTTTCTTCCCAATTTACATCAATATACAAACGATTCATTTTTCTATTGAAACGAATAGTTCTATTACCCGCAAACATATCATCAAGTAATTGTAAGTGCATTTTCACTTGATTGTAATATGTAACATCAGATGACAACAAATTATACATGTCATTCAATCTGAATTGATATACAACATTGAAAATATTTGTGGTGCCTGCTGAACTTGATCCTGCTGACCCCAATGGGAAAACGCGGATAACACCTGTGACCGGGTCCGCTACATCAAAATATTTTTTTGCAAATGTTCCTGCAAAATATGGATTCGTGTTTCGAAGTGTAGTTGAAAATCCTGAATTGGAACCTGTAATAACTTCACTAGCAACGAAAGGTCTTAAAGGATCATCTCCTTTAATAACTAAAATACCAGGTGATTTTCTAACAACAACACCTATGGCTTCTGATGTTGCCCCTTCTACGGTCTCACCTATCTCAAAATTTTCACCTAAAATACCTGAAAGAAAGAGTTCAGATAAAGTGATTTTTGGGGTGAAATAAACACGTTCCACCCCATCGAAATGATACTCATGAAAGAAGTCAATGGCATCTTGAATTCTATCTTCTATTTGGTCGTCATCTACATTGATTTCAATGACGGGATACCCTAAACGACGCAAACAATAATCTTTTAATTGTTGTCGTGTGGTTATTGCTGTCATAATCTTCCTCAACTATTGATATGAGTACAATAACTATTTATAAGAATTGATTATGTGTGCGTTGTTTTGAAGTGATTATCAAGCCAATTCCAATCAACAGTGTTCCGTAATTCATCGGGGGAATCTTTATATCGTAGAGCAAATTCATGCCCTTCTTTTGCACCAATAAGTACCCAATTACTATGAACTCCCTCGGCAAACGCCATCCAACGTGCCAACCAATGTTGGTCATTTATTGAATTTCGTAACGTGAGTTTCACACACTCACGGAATGCTGTTCGCCAAGCCTCAAATGGACTAGTGGCAAATGTGGCTTCTGATACGGTTCGCGGCACTGTATGAATGGGACTATATGAGGTGAAGTCCAGACCAAAGTTTTCAGGGGTGCTAAGAACCAAATCGGTATTATATGCCACGACACCCATGTGTCCATATTCTAGACGATTACTCATATTTTTAGCATTAAATACGAGATGTGCCCGCGGTGCATCTTTTACTGGATAATCAAAAATTGTTTTGTCAGTTAATTTGTTTTTTCCTGTGACTACAAAGAAGTGGGATGCCCCTTCTGATAAATCCACACAGCGTAAAAACATTTTTCTACGACCGTTAATTCCATCAATACGGACAGCTCGCGGACACATTTTAACAAGGTGTTCCCAATTCTCATCTGCATTTGTTTCGCCGTTACTGGCAAAAAATACAGGAGTTTCTAAATTTTCTGTGCGATTAAATTTCAATGTGTGAATTGCTGCTAGAGGATTGACATCAACAATAATCTTTTCCGGCCAGTCCCATGGATCCACACTTTGAGATTGATATTCTCTGATAGTTTTGGGGTCTCCTGCCCAACCTGCAATGAATACAAGTTCATCATTTTTTCGAACAACGAATACTAAAGGAGCTGAAATGTGTTGCCACTTGCCATTGGCATGCTGATAAATTTTTCTCTCTGAGCCTTTTTCTTCCAACACATTGATGTATTCATAAATGGTGAGTTCCTTTTCACCCGCCTGAGCCCACCCTTTAGAATCTCGGACTGTCTGTTCAAAATCAGTGAACCAGCCAAGAGAACGAACCCATGGCTTTGTTTCAACAATCCAATATTTCGTGAACAAATCACTATGGGCTAACCAACTTTCACCTTTCAACATATTATGACTCCTTCTTCATTTTAGCTTTATGTTTTTTAACAATCTTTTCGTCATTCACATCAATGGATGGACCAAACGCCCATTGTCCTACATGACGTACTTGGCGGCTGAGATTCATGTCCACCCAAATCTTATATCCCGCATCGCGTAATTTCTTTTGGAAGTAGAAATCTTCACCATGCCATTCTTTATCTTTATACTCAAAAGCAAAATAGGGAGGTTGAATTTTTGTTAACACTTCGGTTTTCATCATGACACACCCCATGCCAACCCCCTCAACTTCTTGTAATTCTTGGTCATATTCCAATGGCAACCAATTGTCCCAGTCACCTCGTTCAGGATAGGCAACTGTCTGTAAAGGAACAGAACGTTTCATGTAGTTGGAACAGACAACATCCTTATTGTGTCCCATTAATCGTAATGCTGCACTGCTGGGAAATAACATGTCAGAATCTAGCCATAGGGCATAATCAGCGTTAATTTCAAGTGCTTGTTGTGCCAACTTTTCTCGTTGGGTTAATAGAATAGTACTTTGATTATAAAGTACATGCACATCAATACCCACCATCGTTGTTGTTTTCACTAATTCAACAAGTGATGATGCGAATAAACTGTACATATTTTCTCGACATGGAACAAGAATTGCCAATTTCGTGGGTTGAAATCTCCATGCACTCAAACCATAAATGTTCTTCTTCATACACCCGCCAATCCTTGTGCCAATGATGTAGTGGATGTTGTGATGTCACGAATCATCGTGACAATTTCATAAACTCGCTTCACCACCAATTGATAATCAGCAAGTGGGAGTTGTGTGATGATATTTAATGTTTCAATACCATATCGGTCAAAAATTAATACTTCCATGGCGGCTTGACGAGCAAATTTTTCAATCAAAGCGAAACGAGCGGTTTGTGGCTCATTCACCAAAAGATTGTAGCAATGTTCATGCCCTGTTTCTTCAAGAATTTCTTCAAGTAGTTGTATTCTTTCAGGCCACTTGTTTTCTTCCTTTAGATATTTCAATTCATACAGAAGTTCAGTTAACTTCTTTTTATCATGGGCAACGGTAACCCATCGGACATATCGTTCTTCATATTCCGATGGGTTTTCGTTGATGACATCTAATAATTGTTCAAATGTAATTGTACTCATGTTTCACTCCACAAAAAGAATAGTAAAAATATAATATGTTAATATCTATTTGTCAATATGTATATTAGTAGTTGAAAGGCGTGGTTCTTCCACCAAAATCAATAGATAGGCGTACTTGACCTGATAGATTAATGTTTGGTGCAGTACCTACAGGATTGTTATTAACCGCCTGTGCCAAGTCAGCACGTAATCGAGCTGCTCCTGATAGGCCGTATGCATTACGCACACGGCCCATCGTTATAGCGGAACCAGTTGCTGGTAGTAACCCCATGACGTACTCCTATTATCTTTGCTTTTTCAATTCAGCAACTTCAGCTTGTAATTCCTTGATAGCTTCAATCAAAAGAGGAACAAGTTTTTCATACTTTACCGTCAAATATTTATCATCAATGGGAGCAGATGCCACAGCTTCAGGTAATACTTCCTGCACTTCTTGGGCACTTACACCGATTTGCATCTTATCATTACTATATCCCAATGACTTGGCAAGTTCATTTTCTGTGAAGTAGTAACCATTTAATGCCGCTACCTTTTCACCTGCCTTTTCAATCTTCCCATGGAAGTTCTTTAGTCGTGCGTCAGAGTAATAGGCTGTGATTTCGTTTGTTGCCCGAATTTCACCTGCTGTACCTGATGCCCCTGTATTGACACCTATACTATTGAATTGTACGTTTGAGGATGTTGCTACTGCTTGTCCGATAGACACCGTTACGCTGCCTGTTGAGGCTGATGCAGACACACCTGTTCCTCCAGTGATACCTGTGACACCCGCATTTGTCAAGGTTATTGAACTACCAAGTGCAACAGAACCGCCGCCTGACATACCTGTGCCCGCTGTGACAGTAACGGAACTGTTAGACAACTTAGCGTTGGCAATACTGCCTGCCAACATGGTATTCGTAACTGTACTTGAATCACCTGATGTAATCACAGTACCTGTTGTAGCGGGTAATGTGATTGTTGTGGTGCCTGCTGTTGCTGCAGGTTGTAATGTCACTGTACCTGATGTTGAGCCTGGCATTGCCACACTTGAAATACCTGTCAACGCTAAGTTTGCCGAACCTCGATTAATGGCAACGGCCGTGGTACCAATGTTCATCGTTTGATTGGTTGCCGCTACAGTGACAGAACCTGTACTGCCGTTAACAGCAGTTACACCTGAGTTGGTGATGGTGACAGCACCGGTGCCGCCTGACACAGAAATACCTGTGCCCGCAACAGCACTTGTTACACCTGAGTTGGTGATAGTGACAGCACCTGTAGCACCTGACACAGAAATACCTGTACCTGCCACGTTACTTGTGACACCTGTATTGGCAATTGTGACACCTGCGGATCCGTTATAACTTGTGCCTGACAACCCAGTACCAATTGTCAATGTATTTAAATTACTACCTAACGCCACACCTGAGATGGTACTATTAGTAAGTTTAGTATTAGCAATACTTCCCGCCAACATGGTGTTTGTGACACTTCCTGTGTCACCTGTTGTAACAACAGTACCTGTTACTGCTGGGATAGTAAGAGTGTTAGTGCCTGCTGTTGCAGCAGGAGATACTGTGATGGTTCCTGATGTTGAACCTTTGAGGAACAAACTCTTACCCGAGGCAATTTCAATGTGCTCAGAACTTGTCCAGGCACCTGTAGAGTTTACCCAATTAAATGTTTTGTCTGTTGTACCTTTTAATGTGATACCACCATTATCAGCCGTTGTATTGGAAGGAGATGAAACAGCACCTAATTCAATATTCTTATCGTCAACAGAAATTGTTGTTGAATTAATTGTAGTAGTTGTACCGTTCACAGTTAAATCGCCACTCAATGTCAAATTAGCGGCGCTAACGGTTCCTGTGAATGTAGGGCTAGCAGAGAATACTAAAGTACCTGTGCCTGTTTCATCTGTGACTGCTGCAAGAAGATTTGCGCTTGTTGGTGTTGCTAAGAATGTGGCAACACCTGTACCCAATCCAGAAATACCTGTTGATACAGGAAGACCGGTACAGTTTGATAAAGTACCTGACGTAGGTGTACCAAGAACAGGTGTAACAAGTGTTGGGGTATTGGCAAATACCAAGGCGCCTGTACCTGTCTCGTCTGAAAGTACTCCTGCCAATTCAGACGATGATGTTGAGGCAAATGCACTGAGATTATTTGATGTATATGCCACGGTACCGCCTGCGCCAAATGCCACAGAACTTGAATCGGTACCTGTAAGTGTCAATGTGTTACTTGCTGTTAATGTCTTGCCATCAGCAATGGTTAATGTTGCTGATGTCGCGGGAGCTGTGATGGCAACTTTGTTGACACTAGTTGCTGTTGCCACACCTAACGTGGGTGTGACAAGTGTTGGGGTATTGGCAAACACCAATGCGCCTGTGCCTGTTTCATCTGTGACAGCCGCTAATAGGTTGGCACTTGATGGTGTTGCTAAGAATGTGGCAACACCTGTGCCCAATCCTGAAATACCTGTTGATACAGGAAGTCCTGAGCAGTTGGTTAATGTGCCTGAACTGGGAGTTCCCAATGCACCACCACTAGAAAGTAATGTGGCTGATCCTGAGGGAACTGTTAATGTTGAATTTCCTGATGTTGTTAATGTCAAACTGTGGGCGTTTGACATTGTAAGAGTTGCTCCTGCAACACCTACATTTGTAATACTTTGAGCGTTGTTATCTAATCCATTTTTTGCGACAAAACGTTTTGTGGTTGCCATGATTCTCTATCCTCGGTGGCAGGGTTACTGTGTATTTATATTACCATATAGTAGATACAATCTCACACAGCTATCGGCTGATAGTGTTACATCACTATTGTCTATCCAATATTTTGTGGGGATGACTAGATGTGTATGATTTTGAAGTGCGTGTACGCACCCCTGGTCAAGTTCTAAAGGAAATGGTTCCATAATAAACTCATCCCCTTGACGAATATGCATAACTCTGTCCTGCGGAGAAAGCGCGGCCAATGATACTACAGCCATGTGAGTGGGTGTAATAGGAAACACATTATTCTGTATGATATCGTTAAGATTTATCTTAGTGGATTGGTGTGATATTTTGATTGTTCCTGCAATTTGTAGATTTTCATTGTTGAAATATTCAGTTACATGATGTCTATACTTTATACACATAGCCATATCTATGGTAGAGTTCAGAATAATGTATTCTGAAATTTCTAATGATTCTGCGAGACAGTCTAGACGTTCAGACTGTGTAAGAAAATTACTTATTGTTTTAGGCATGATAATAAAAGTTAGCAGGAACCAACAAAATAACTTAAACACCCATTCGTCATATAATAGATATATACTCCATTATTATATGTTCCTGTGTGGGATACACAACTACCATCTCCAGTATAGTAACATGCATTTGAGTCATAATATAAATCAACTCTCGAACTATCACCACAATCACTATTAAATGCCCAGAATCCCGTGCCATTTGCACTACAACATGCACTACCGGTGTGGTTTCCCCCACAAGAACCGCCACCACCTCCAGTATAACCACATGTGGGAGAATCATATTCAGCAACATCTACATATGAACCACAATTCCCATTAGCAAAATTTCCATACAGAGTATATCCACTACAATATGCAGTTGACAAATATTCCCCGTATTGAGGTGGTGGGGCATAAAGTGTATATGTGGGCCCAAAAGGTAAATATTGTCCTGTGTTATAATTGTATAATCGCATACGAAAAGATACATTCTGGCAGGCTACCTCTGTACTAGCGTTTACCGTACCTGTTGTACCACTGAATCCATATAATCCGGAATAACTACCTGTTGTAATATTTTGCACCTGTATATAATAGGGGCCTGAACTCGGTATGGAAAAAGATAGTGAGTAAACATAGTTGTTACCTGCCCCACTATCATATGTTACCGCATTGGTTATAGTGGGACCCACTGAGGCTGTATGGTTATACCCCCGCCATTCTGACATTGTGTGGGGTGCTTGACCATTTGGTCTAGATGTTGAACCGGTATTTATTGTTACATATGAGCCTATTTCTGCCAAACGTAATCCTATACTGGCAGTAAGGCTTCGCCCCAATTCTTGGTTAATGTTCCCTAGAGAAACGGCACCTGATGATTGGATAGCCATTAGACATTGATTGCTGTTGCTACAATCTTATACACCGTTGAGGCATTTGCAGGTGTTGTCAACAGACGAAGATTGCCCCCTGAGATATCTGCATCAAATGACGCCAATGATACCCCTGTCAAAATAGTACCATATTCAGTGATGTATGCATCAGTTCCATCGTGGATGATACTTACTTCAGTCATATGATATGCAGAACCTGATGTGATGGAAATTTGATATTTCACACTTCTATACGTTGCAATTGCAATACTATCCGCTACTTGATTTGCTGTTGTGGCGGAGGTTGTCAGTGTAGCTGAACGAAGAATACCGTTAGCCAATGCAACCGATGTTGCTGATGCCACACCCAACGTAGGTGTTGTCAGTGTAGGACTTGTTAGCGTAGGACTTGTTAGCGTCTTGTTTGTTAATGTTTCTGTGCCCGCTAACGTGGCAAAATCGCTGTCAGTTAACGCGGTATTAAATTCTGCAATAGTCCCTGTTATTGTGTTATTACCTAACGTAACAGTTTTGTTTGTTAATGTAGACACACTTGTAGGTGTAATGGCTGTTGTATTAGACAAATCAGATTTTGCCAAAGAAAACCCACCTTGGGTGGTGCCATCATGAACACGTAGAGTTTTAAGAGTTGTGTCTACCGAAATTTCACCCGCAGCGCCGGTGAAATTATTATTTTGTGTTGTTGTTCCTCTACGAAACTGCACCTGTGTTGGCATCTATAAATCTCCTGTATCTCTATATTTTATATTAAAGACTTTCTAAATCTGTTTCTAACAAAGATCCTGCCGGTGTCGTTAAACAATCATAGGATCTACTCACTAAGACGCCAAACGCATCTACAGTTAAAGCATCTAAATCCCCGTAATCTCCTGACGGGAACACTGAGCCTAACAAAGCAGTTTCAACAGCATCTAAACGGGTGTCAATTTCACTTGGATCAATATCAACGTAATTGGCAACAGGTACAATTTCATCATTTGATTTTCTAATATAAAAGATTTTATCAATTGAATTTATAGCAAGTTCACCAACCGCCAAATCATTGACGGTTGGTATAGCTAATGCTAACTCGCTTCTTTTAAGTTTAATTATTGTTGCCATTGACTATTTTCTTCAGATGCCGGGGAAGTATCTAACTTCTTTTTCATTTCTTCCAACTCCTCTTGGGTGAGAGCAAGTTGGGCAGATAACATTGTTTTTTCCATTGTTAACTGTTTGACTTGTTCACCCAAAGAGGCGATGTACTTGTTTAAAAGTTTTTGTGTGTCCATAACGAGTCTCTATTCAGATTATTAGTAAGTACCACCATCAATGACATTTGACCAACTTGGTGTGCCATTGTTTGACTTCAAGAAGTAATTGTTTGTGCCTGCTGCTGTTGCTTGAATGGCGCCTGTGCCATTACCATACAATACACCGTTACTTGTCAATGTTGAAGCACCTGTACCACCATCTGCAACACCGATTGCTGAAGCTAGACTTGAAACAGTACCGCCTGTCAAGTTGGCTAAGATTGTACCAACTGAGTAACCTGTACCACTTACGTTAACAGTTGTTGATGGTTCTGATTCTAATCCTTTGAAGAACTTGAAGATGTTGTTATCAGACGCATCGCGGAAGAAACCAGCATACTTCGTTGTTGATGATTCAACATATTCAGCATAGACACCTGAGTCAACTGAGTTACCTGTGTTGTTATCAGCCAACTTCAAGAGTACGTCATCAATTGTTACAGTTGTTGAGTTTACAATTGTTGATGAACCGTTAACTGTTAAGTTACCTGCCACAGTTACGTTGGCGCCATCAAGTGTCAAGGCAGTTGCGCCTGTTGATGACTTGATATCGTTACCTGTAACTTGTAAATCACCCTTAACTTCAACATTGGCGCCTGACAATGTGAGTGCTGTTGCTGATGAGGATTTGATATCGTTACCTGTAACTGTCAAATCACCTGCAACTGCGACATCAGCACCTGAAAGAGTAAGTGCTGTGGCTGATGAGGACTTGATGTCATTACCTGTAACAGTTAAATCACCTGCTACTGCAACGTCACCTGAGCCTGAGAATGTAATGGCTGTTGTGCCACCACTCATCTTGATGTCGTTACCACCAACTGTCAAATCACCTACCAATGCCACATCTTCAGTTAATGCAACTGTAACAGCAGCCGTTTCTGAGCCTGAGCCAGTGATGGAAATTTGATTTGCTGTACCCGCAACAGTAGCAACATAGTTACCTGTTGTGTCTGTACCTAGTGCTACTGAGTTAGCGGCAATAGAAACTACACCTGCTTCAGTTACACTGATATCACCTGACAATCCGGCATAGATGTAATCTGCAACGTTTTCTGCTGTGATGCGACGATTTGCTTCTGCTGAGGCATCATAGACCAAGAATTCATCTGAATCAGCCAATGATGTTAATGATGTGCCGCCTGCAATATCAACCTTTGTGGCTTGTACTGAGTTGATAACAACGTTACCTGATGATACTGTGAAGTTGGTACTGTTGAATGATGCAATACCCTTGTTGGTATCAGATGCATCTTCTGCTGAAATTGTTACTACGTTATCGGTAATTGATGTATCAATACCTTCGCCACCGGTGAATGTTAATGTTTCACCTGTTGTGAAATTGTCAGTACCTGTGTCACCTGCAATTGTGAAGGATCCTGATGGAACGGCAGCAAATGAAAGATTACCTGAACCGTCAGTCTTTAAATATTGGTCTGCACTGAATGTTGAAGGTAATGTGTATGTAACGTTGGCTGCAACTGTGTTAGGTGCCTTTAATGTGACAGAATGTGTAGCATCGGCATCCTTTAATTCCACCTTTGCGCCCACTGTTCCTGTGGCAGGAACTAAGAAGGCATCAACTGTGTTGGTGTAGTATTTACCACCTACTTTATCAATAACTTGGGTAGTACCGTCTGAACCTACAGATTCGATGTAGAGAATAGCGCCGGCGCCGCTGTTGGAGCGGTCTTGACTATACGCTAATTCGCCTTCTGCTAAGGCAGATGTTGCTGGTGCTGTTGATCCTGAAGAACGCTTAATTTGAATTACTGTTGACATGGAAAATCTCCTGTGGGTTTTTTAATATGTTCCGCCATCTATATTCGTTGCTGATGCTTGAATTTGCTGTGCATCCCAACGTTGTTCCGTTTCATTCCATATCAAAGTGGCGCCATCTTCTAAATTATCTTTATTCACGTTCTTCAATTCTTCTAAATTAACTAGAGGTAACGAAACCTTTTTTACATTTGTATTAATTCTTTGAGGTGTTGATACTTGTACTTTGAGTGCCATTATCGTGTGACCTCGGGTGTTACGGTTACTATCCCTTCAAGAACTCTGGTAATTACATCATCATTTTCAATTTCAATATCATAGACATATCGACCAAAACGTAATGCTCCTGTTTGAGTTGATGTTAATGATAATGTAATCACCCCATTCTCAGGTTCATCACCTGCAGAAGTTGTGAATTGAGTATACGTATTCGACCCATAACTTTTACGCATTTGAGCACGAATGGTATAATCAGTTAAATCTAAAGGATTGCCCAAGGCGTCAGACAGTTCAATGGAAATTGAATATGTACTACCTTGGTCAATAACTAAATTACGAGCAGTTGCCATATGTTGAATATTTATAGTTTTTGAAATTATGCCTGAATTGTCATAGCAGAAAAACGAAACACCGTTGATGATGCATTTGTAGGCGTAACTAAAATACGAAGATTTCCACTATTAATATCAGCATCAAATGTTGCCAAAGAGTTTCCTGTCAATACAGTGCCATATTCAGTTAAATACACAGTGGTTCCATCATGAATAATCATGAGAGATGTGGCATGAAACTCACTCGTAGTTGTGTTGGCAACTTGAACAATGTATCGCAATGTTCTAACAGAAGATGCTGCAACAGAATCCAATAGTTGATTTAATGACGTACTTGTTGTTGTTAACGTTCCTGCACGACCTTCAACCTTGAAACTATTCAAGTTTGAGAGATTGTCATCAAGTTCTTGATGTGTTAATGTTGATCCTTTAACTGTTCGTAATGTTAACGTTGCCATTGAGAAATCCTAATTAATCGTTCTATAGTATTTATACATGCGGTGCCCATTTATTTAATGGACATGACGCTGAGGCGAGTTGAGTCTTGGTTTTCATGAAACAACCACACTCAGTACAGCGAAATGCATCTTTTTCCAACTTGTCACATGACTGACAAATATTCATACGTTCAAATCCCACTTCAGTAGGAACAATGACAGGCAATCCTTTTGCGGCGTTTTTTCCTGTTTTCCACATTTCTTTGGCAAGATTCCGTGCCTGTTGAAATACTGAAGGAAACTTATGAAGGGTTTCCTTCTCCTGTTCTAAAAAATAATCAACCTTTAAAATGGTTTCTTGTTCTTCAGGTGTGAAACGAGCTTGTTCATATGTCAATCCTGTCATCATTTTTGTGATGATGTTTAAATCATCATTCAATGTGTTATTGAATATGGCAAATCGCCAGAACACAGGAGTTTGATTTTTCGGAAGAAAATAGTATAATGTGGGAGTTTGGGCACGAGGAAATCCCATGAGATGTTCTGGGATACACATGGTGTAATATACCACAGGTGTAGGATGTTCTTGTAGCTTTTGTTCTAACTGCTGCTGTTCTGGTTTTAATCCATTTTCACACCCTTCAGATATCACAAGTATTAAAATGGGCACAGACGATGTATCAATGATGTTGGCTACATCAGGAAATGTGTTTGGTTGCATTATTCTTTCACATATTTAAGGATTAAATCACTAGGAAATAGTTCACTATTATTTCGTAAAAAGACGTAATATTTTTCATATACGTCGGTGAGGTTCATGTCATTACGTAAAGGTTCTTTTGCATAATCTTGTGATGCTGCTTTATGTTGTTCAAAATTATTGGGGTCATTAATATTTCCACTTTGTTTATGTCCTGCTATTTCATGTGGGTCTGACCAATTGAAACAATATGAGGGAACGTAGTGTGTGTAATGTTCATCTAATTGTTTTTCATCGCGTAATTTAGTATACCAACTCAATCCCTCATATCCTGTGATGTCTGAGCGAAATCCAATTTGTCGAATCCGAGGCATTTTCACAATAACACTTGCTTCCAATGTATTTTGTGTAAGTTCTAATTTATGTTGAGTGGCAAAGAAACTTTTTTGAGGTTTCCATGCATCTGTACCCACTTCTTCTATTTTATCTACAGCTTGTTGAATATGCCAAGGTAGGTAAATGTCGTCATCATCAGCCAACATGAAATAATCACCTGTGGCGTAGATTACTGCATCACGACAAATTTGTCCTCGATTAGTATACGGAAGACCTGTTTGCATATCAGTGTTATTGTTTATTAATACAATACGGTCATCAGAAAATCCCAATGACATAGGATATTCCATATCTGTATTTAGGATAATCAGTTCTTTGTTTGGGTATGTTTGTGCATTAAACTGCGCAATGATTCTATTGACACATGTATATCTTCTAAATGATGTACAGACAAAACTAACTTTTTTCATAACTGTTCCTGGTTATTTAATCTATTCCAAATTTCAGGCGACCAACTGTACAATGATAAATGTTTTGCATATTTATTTTCAAATTCTCCGTACACAAAATATTCTATATTCTTTTCCCTCATCTTGTTTTTAATAACTTCGTGTGTGGTTTCATAACTATACCCTAAAGAAGATTTAACAACACTACCAAACCAACTAGGCCCATACCAATTATTGCTATCATTTATTTGTTGTGTACAGTATTCTAGAACATCTAAATCTTTTTTTGCACCAAATACATTATTTGGAATAGTTAAGTCGCCTTCGTTGTGGTATAAAAATACCCCATCATAATTTAAAAAATCGTCCAATGAATTCACCGGTTTAAAATCAATATCCAAGTAGAATCCTCCAAATTCTTTAACAGCCCAAATACGTAACAAGTCTGCACAAAAAGCATAGTTTTTTATTGAGTAGAATTTGTCATACCAATTTTGAATATTTTTAGATAATGGTGGGGGCGAAGACCAGAAAATATATTCGTAATCCGAGTGCATCTCTTTTATTTCATTTGCTAGTTTCTGTTCTCGCTTGGGTAATTTAAAATCCCCTACCCATATTTGATGAATTATTTTTGGTATCATTCATCTTCTCCATACGGCATCTTCACCTTCTATAATTAATGTATATCTATTTTTTTGAAGGCGTGAATATGTCTGAGCCAATTCTTCTTTTAAGCAATGTGTTATTTCAAACTCTATTTGTATTGGATGAACAGAAGAATCAAGTATACTGTTAACAACTACACAATCATGACCCTCTGTGTCTATCTTAACTAAATCCACAGATTCGATTTGATAACGTTCCACAAGGGTAGACCATGTGATGGCTTCTATTTTATGGTTAGTTAACATTCCTGTCTCTAACATCTTTTTTGCTTCAGAATGACCTCGGTGGGGTTTAATTATAGTGGCCCAACCTTTTGTGAAACCTAAATTATACTTTTCTTGATTTTCGGGTTCAACCCAAAATAAATCTACTATGTTGTTTTCTGCTGATATAGCAACGTTTATCTTAGTTACATTAGGTTTATCGGGTAATCGGTCTAGATATGTTTTTACAGGTTCGACTGACAAACCTATTTGTTCAGGTGTACACCCTTCTAATAACGTGTGGTAGTCGCATGTGCCTATTTCAACAAAATCATATCTCATAGTAAACAACTCGTTTTAGCGGTTTCAAGAATTTCTTGTACATACTTATATGTACACATCTTTTCGTTATAATTTTCAAGAGTAATATTATTATACGGTAATTTTCCGTCAACATACTTACCCTTAAAAAAAGTTCTGTCCTTATCTGCTGTTTCTCCTGTAACTCCCGCATTATGCATGATAGTACATTTCTCCCAAAAGTCAAGACCGTGCATAGGCCATGTGAACTCTAATTCGTCCACCACTTTGGTATCATGTCCAAAATACCAACCATTCCATAAAACTGCCCACATATCAGCAGTCCATTTTTGTATGGGGTGATATTTATCGGTTTGAGGAAATGCTTTCAGATGGTCAAGAAAAAATTGATACAATTTTTCAGAATCCTCATACACCTTTTTCCAAAAAGCAGCATCAATGTTTTTCATGAGATATTGAGCACCTCCACTGTGCATCTCATATTGTACCGGAACATCTTCACTTATACCTACAATTTCACACATGCGTTCGTACACACCACATTTTTTGCTTTTAATATATTCTGCTCCAATGTAATAGCGCGTGTCACTTAAATACCAAACATCGTCATGCACTAAATGGTCCCATTGTGGGGGCTTCGTGAGAATGATATCGCAATCATGATACATAATGGCTTCATCTTTTAAATAAGGATGCTTCTCAAAATGTTTTTGTAGAATGTGTGGACGAATTGAAGAAATATATACCGAATTTTCTCTGTCATCATTATAAAAAAAGAATCGAACCGTGTTATAGTGATTAGCTAATTTAATCCAAGCATCAGGGATATGATTGTTTTTAATGGAACATACAATATCTATATTGTTTGGATTTAAACCATTTTTTAAAAAATTGTGTATCATAACCTCAACCTGCCATGTGTAATAATCAATGGCAGGTTGGGCTGATATATAACGTAAGTTTTTCATAAAGTAAATATCACCTTGTTGTTAATGATTTAGCAGATACATGCACCACCTGAACAACAGCCAGGATCACAGTTTTGTACCAAATATCCATATGTGATTGTGCAATCGTCATTTTGAAGGTCACATACAGCAGCGTCACCTATACATGTTGATGTGCCAGGTAAACAACCCACGACACATGTTGTCGTTGTTGTTGTTGCTGCTGCTGTTGTAGTTGTTGTTGCTGCTGTTGTAGTTGTTGTGGGAGCTGCTGTTGTAGTTGTTGTGGGAGCTGCAGTTGTTGTCGTTGTTCCGCCTGGGCACGATGTTGGGCCTGTCAAGTTACCTGCGCCTGTTACTTGATAGTATACCCCACCTCCATCGCCATAATAACCGGCGTCTGCAAACGTGCCACATCCCGAGTCAGTATACAACTTGGTTCCACCCACATAATATGTGAATTGTGCTGCGGCTGAACAGGCTCCAGATATACTTCCTTGAACACCTGAAAGTCCCAATGTTGAACTATAACAGACTGCTGTTGTAGTAGTTGTGGCTGCTGTTGTAGTAGTTGTGGCTGCTGTTGTAGTTGTAGTAGTTGTTGCTGGGGGTGAGCCTGAACATTGAGAGTCGTTGGTACATACTCCAAATCCACCTGATGTAGATCCACCTTGTCCGCTTACATCTACAATCAACGTACCTGGTGCTACACATAAATTAACAAATTGGCCGAAATCCAATGATCCTTGTATATATCCAGCACTACCATAGGGTATATAGTCGAACACATAGGTTTGTTGATTGTTGAATGGTGAAGTGTTGTATACGGTCCAACAATCACCGAGCGCCGCTGTGGTTGTTGATGTAGTTGATGTTGTTGATGTAGATGTTGTAGATGTTGTAGATGTTGTAGATGTTGTAGATGTAGATGTCGTCGTTGTTGGTGGTTCTGTTGTTGATGTCGTCGTTGTTGGTGGTTCTGTTGTAGATGTTGTAGATGTTGTTGATGTCGTCGTTGTTGGTGGTTCTGTTGTAGATGTTGTAGATGTTGTAGATGTTGTTGATGTCGTCGTTGTTGGTGGTTCTGTTGTTGATGTCGTCGTTGTTGTTGATGTGGATGTTGTAGTTGTTGGTGCCGCGGTAGTTGTTGATGTGGATGTTGTAGTTGTTGGTGCCGCGGTAGTTGTTGATGTGGATGTTGTAGTTGTTGGTGCCGCGGTAGTTGTAGTAGTAAAATTATGATTATAGGCAAAAAACTCACTGATAGCATGAGGTGTTGAACCGTCAGGATAATTACCTACCGCACCCGAAGTGTTAGCAGGCACCTTAGGAGAAGGATCCAATGTGTTAACATTGTTTGTAGACAATGACTGAAGGGATAGTTCACTTGACGGCAATCCCTTTTCGTCGCCTACATCTTTAATTGAAATTTGCCCGCTGGATACGATGGCCATTGTCTATGTTCTCCTGTGTTATTACTTAGTGCAGTTGCACTTACTTAACTTATCATCCAATTCCTTAATGGCTTCAATCAACAACCCAATCATCTTTTCATACTTCACAGCCATGTGACCACTTTCACGGGTTGTTACAACTTCAGGTAGTACACCGGCAACGTCTTGTGCAATAACACCTGTATCTGCCCCATGTAATCCTAATGCATTAGCTTCTTCATTCCAAGTATATGTGACACCGCGAAGTGCCTTCACCTTTGTGAGAGCATCAGAAATAACTGCAACATCTGTCTTTAATCCTGCATCTGAGGATGAGAAGGCAATGATGTCACCTGATGCCTTGATTTGTCCTGTGGCAGCACCTGTTGCTGAGCCCACATTGATACTTCCAAATGTCACGTTACTTGCTGTTCCTACGGCTTGACCAATGGCAACAGTGGGTGTGGCACTCTCACCACTATTATTTGTTAATGTAACACCTGTGCCTGCCACTAATGATGCGACATAATCACCTGTAGTATCGGTGCCTAAAGCAACTGAGTTGGCGGCAATTGTTAACGCTACGTTTGATACGTTTGCAGAACCATCAATGGTGAAGTTACCTGTTACATCGCCTGTGGCGAATGTCACGGTGCGACCAGTTGTCCAACCTGCCGATGTGCCTGTGATGTTACTATCAGTGAAGGCGACAGTTTTGCGTGTTGAACTTGGGGTGAAAAACAAGTTCGTGCCGTTAAATTCGACGGCACCTGCTTGTGGAGTTGTTAAGTTTGTGCCAGACACAAGTTTTACAGGAGCAATGGTTGTTGTTCCTGTTACAAGAACTAAAGTTCCCGTCATTGTGCCGCCTGATTTTTCCAATTTGGCAACATCTAAACTGTTGAAGTTGGCGTCAACTTCTGCATTAGTAAGTGGGGCACCTTTGTTTGTTCCTGCTGCTGGGGCTGTTTGGCGAAGCGTTAAAGTAGCCATAAGTTATCCTCTGTTGATTATTGATTGTAATAATTGTTTTATTTCTAATAAGTCGTTTTTGACTTCAGTAATTTCTTCTTGAAGCTCGGATATCTTCTGCACTTGACGCTTTTCTTGACGCCGAGCAAAAATAACTGTTGTGTCAGTATTTATAAGTGCCTTGGAATGCTTATCACGTACAAATGGCGTTTCCATTAAATCACCGCTACTGCTCTGAGATTCTTAATGAGAGGAGTTTTACTCTTATCAGTGGAGTTCATTGTAATTTTCACAGCAAACTTGGCAAATGATGAAGGAGCTGACACACTGTAACTATATTCCTGATAGATGTTACCATTATATACAACAGGAGCCTGTTCATTCAACGTTACCCAATCAACATCAGCAAACGGTCTATCATCTTCTACATTCTGCATCTTGGCTTCTACAATTACAGAACATTGTTCAGGACGAATCATATCGAAGAATACACGCAAGTCATCGGCGCCGTCACCATCCAATGTTACAGTTCGTGTGACATACACGGCATCTGAAGAACCAGATGCGGCAATGTCATTCGCCAATGTTAGAACAGAAATTTTTCGTGTGTCTAACACAGGTGTTAACAATGAATTATTGGTTGATAATTCCGCCTTTATCTTCAATGTAGGAATGTTTCCTGTTGTGTTTGAATGAGAATAAATTGTGAATTCTTTAGGCAACTCAACAGTATCATTATTGTTCACAGTAATATATGCGCCTAACCCGGGATAATATGTACTTGATGTATCAAGTAGTGTGTATGATAATTTCACTTGTGTTGAGGGATTTAAACTCAAGATACCTAAGTTAGGTGAAAGTGCTGTAGCTTGCTTGTTATCAATACTATCAAAGGTGAATGTAGACGCACCACGTGTGAATGTATCGTTTGTTGCCAAACTACCTGAGGTTATGAATATTTCAGCCGTTGTGCCATACACCTTCGTGACATAACCTGTAGCTGTTGTATCATCCTTATAGAAGGTTAATCCTGTTCCTGTGATATTCACTGCATCATTTTCAAGAACTAAACTTGTATCAGAGATGATGTCTTTTACTGTACCTAACAAAGCGCGTGCTCGATAATTCAATGTAGTACCTGACCCTGAGGCTTCAAGTGTTAATGCTGTGTCAGATTGAATTGATGCCACCTTTCCAATAACAGTGATGTTATCATCTTGATATAGAATGTCACCCACACGTAGGTCTGAGGTGAATGTTGTGGCTGAACCAGTGACAGCAGTACCTGTTATACTGATAGTACCTGTAAAATTGGTTGTTGTCGAAGGTGCAAATACACGAAGTTGGTCACCCACTGATAGGTCGGTGAAGTCTGTACTTGAACCCGCAATGGTATCATTTTCTGATACTTGAATTGTTCCGGGCAATACTGTTTGTGTGTCATCAAATACTTGAACAACATCACCTGGTTTCAAAACATACGTACCTGTTTGTGAAATGGTGACGTAATCAATGGGCTTAGATTCAAGAATGACGGTACGTGTTGTTTCAAAACTTCTAGAATACATTTTGAATTTCAAATCTTCAGATTCTAATGCTGTCCAGATGGTGTTATTATTAGGAATGAACAATACACCAACATAAGGTTGTTGTGTGATACGTTCGTTAGTGCCTATTAAATTTTCACCCAATTCAGAAACCCACACTTCATATTCAGTCGTGTTGTTTTCAGGCAATAACATAAGAGCATATTCTGTGTTGTTCTTTAGATATACCGGAGATTCAAATGTAAATGTGGTTGCTGTATTTGCAGTACCTGAGACGGAAATTTCTGACGCATTTAATGTCTTGGTACTGAACGGTACAATTTTATTGCCCGGGAATCCATTAATGACTTCACGGATTTGAATGGTGAACTTCTTGGTTGATGACTTTCTCTTGAAGAACAATTCAACCTTATTCAAGAACACACCATCGGGATGTCCTTCAATGATGAAGGTCTGTGCCATGGGATCGCCAAATGATGCGGGATTGAATGTTGATGGATTAGACAACAACAAACGACTCACAACATTGTTTTGTGTTTCAGAAAGAGCATCTTGACGAATTGCTGGGAATCGTGTTGATGAAATTGAACCATCATCAATATTAGGGACACCTGATGATTGTAATTGTGCAGCCGCTGATGTTGTTTCTGAAGCATCTGTTAATTTAAACACCTTATTTCCCACGCGGAATGTATTCGCAGGGATTAAGAATTGTCCCACTAAGGTACCATCGGTTGCAACAATTAATGGATCACCGTATGCCGAAGCACTTGGTGTATATTGTGATGACAATATGCCTTCTGACAAATTACGTATTGTATTTACAGTAACACCGGTAGGCAATGTAAAGTAACGGCAATGTGCTGAGACATCTTCGCCGTCAAAATATGCCTGAACAGCCGTACCGGGTTTCAATCCTGTTGCAGTGAATGTGATGATTTGCTTTTCAATGTATGGGACAACAGAAACGTCTAATACACGAACACCAATATTTCTAAGATTGTTTTCTGGGAGTTTACCTGATGTAATGATGTTTTTTGTGACATCTGAAATTAATGGTGCCGCTTCACTACCACGAACACCTACCAAACCTGCAACTGTAGTGACACTCAATACAGGAAGATTGGTTGTTTCAACACCTTGCCATATGGTTTTCCAACTGTTCCAGTGTAACTTGAAGGCGTTTGTATTGAATTCCCATCCATCATTAACGCCGTTATAATTTACTTGAACATCAGGACGAACTTGTGTATCTACCCATGTGATTTGTGGCGGATCCAAACGTAAATCGCCTGCCATGTAATTACCTAGTAACAAATTACCACAGACACGACCCTTTGACGCAAATTTATTTTCTGTGATAGTGGTAAATGTACCTGAATATCCTGTTGTGATGACCTCAGATTCATCAGAAGGTAAATGAAGTTCAATGTTGTTTAATGCGAAGGGTGCTCGTAATATTTTATTCTTGGTATCAATTGATGCATAGTAATCAGCATCAAACACGTTACCAATATCATGTCCATCGAAGGCATCAACAAGAATACCCTTCTTAACCATGGCGTTACCTGAATCGTCTGTAATCAACATATTGGCAGCACGATTTTCAGCAATTGACAATGCTGTGTAGTATTCAAGTCTATTCACACGTTGTTCAAGTTCACCAATGTCACGCATTGTGTAACGACGATTATCTACTAAACGAACAATTGATGCATAATCTTCGCGGTCGTAGACGCGAGAAGCAAATGTTGATAATGATGGATATGGTGCCAATTCTATGACTGCCAATGTCATGGCGTTAATGGCATCGGCAGGTGTTTGTGGGTTAAGTGCAGACACACCAGTAATCACCTTAAATTCACCATCGCGGGTTAATACAACTTTATCCTTTCTGGGTAAATTAATGGTGAATGATGCCGTCAATGTGCTATCGGGATCAGGTATCGTTATACCATTTGTTGTATCTAACGTTGTGATAGGCACATTATGTGATGCATTCATATTGTTGTTTTTGGCGTCAACATATGTTTGACCTGAATATCCCGAACGTAATTCAACGGTTGGTCGGAAATCAATTACATCACGAATATCATATGTGATGCCTGTTGATTCTGATGTATACACGGGTAATTCATATGTGAAGATTTGCTTGTTGTAATCAAGTGTTGTTGGATCAAAATCAATCAAGGCACTTTGATATGAATTTCTATTTAGGTAACCTAATGTTGATGAGCGTGTGAAGTTTTTTAACTTCAACACAATTTTCTTTTCAGTTAAATCTTCAGCACCTGTATATTGAACATATGATGTATTGTATACGTTGTCATTTGAGTTTTCATATAGAGTAAATTCTGAAGTGACATTACTCCATGCACTCAAACCACTTTCAGTTGATGGGTATGCTTCAGTATCGTCGGCAATGTGTACTGATACAAGTTGTAATGCGTGTGATACGCCTAGGTAAATTCTACCTGCTGCTAAATTAGTGGCACTAGTAGAAGTTAATGTTGAGCCATCCACTGCCAAAAATGTGGTGTCAAGTGTCAAATCAATAGGCGCACCATTACCTTGACGAACTCGTGCATATACTTTTCTGTTTGCGCCTGCATCACCCACGGCAACTGCCAATGTACCTGACGTTGTATTGGTTGGTGTGTATCCTGTGATTTCTGCTAAGTTGTATGATGCACCTACAGGTTCAACAACAATGAAATCATCCTTAAAGGAAGAACTAGTGCCTGCCAAGGTTTGTCCCACACCACTTACGGCAATACTACCATTACCTGAACCGTTGAATGTATATTCACCCAAATATTTCCAGAAGAAGTAGTCAGTATCGTTTTCATACTGCACAACAGCTTGGGATCCTGTGGGGAATAGTAGTGAATTATATGTGCCTTCGTGTAATTTAAATCCAGTTTGTGTAACTGAACCTAAATCATCTCCAGGTGTAATGGCCACCGTGGCACTAGAATTTGTTGTTGTGATGTTACGAATTGTTGTTAAATCATCAACCGTCTTGCCCGCTTCTAGTGTGATGCCATACAAATATAACTTGTAGAATTTTGAACTTCCTGTTCCTGTAACATCACGATAGAAACGTAATAGACGGAATTTTGCCGTGGCAATTAAAACACTACTACCGTCACGGAGATTGAGTGTGGCATTGTTTTCAGCCAATGACCAACTACCGGTCACCGACTTTACATAAACATAATTACCAAACAATGTAGGAATTTGTTGTTCATCAACTAGTAATGTATCAGTTGCCTTATCAACTGCAAGATAATCAGTGGACTTTAATTCTGTATCAAATCCTTCTACATAGGCTTTACCGGGTTCAACACCATACACCAACTTGGAAGCATCGCCAATAGTTTCTACTGTGTACTTACCATTATTTGTTGATGTTTTTAAATGTTCACGAACATTGACGTTTAATCCTGTGACAACATAGTTACCTGATTCATCATATGTTCGTTGTGCCAATACTCGTTGTAATTCTGAATATTGTGGCTTGTTAAATGCGCGCTTCACCTTTCCTTCTTCAACTAAGAATAGAAGATGGAATCCTTGGTCAGGTGTTGTTGTTATTTCGTAAGATTCAAGTTGTGTGGTAAGTTTATATCGGTCGCCGCCAGGTGCTGCATAATTGTAAGACCCTGCAGCAGGATCAAGTAAACTTACATCATCATTTGATGTTACCGTACTGGTAATAATTCTGAATCCAATATTTTTTGTTGGTGTACTACTATAGAAACTCAGAACTTTAGTCTGTGAGTTATGACGGACAAATGTTCCATCAACATAGACAATGCCATCATCAATGGTGTAGAGTGAACCTACACCTGTGGCTGAACTACTTGAAACAGAAAATCTAAATGATTGTGTTATACCAGTTGAATCAACCACAGTGAGTGCTTCATCTTCAGCAAACACAGTGATGAGTTCTTGTGCTGTTTCATCGTAGAATGATGATTGGTAATTCAAATACAGAACTCGTTGTCCTGTTGAATCTTCATCAACGCGCACAATTTTGGCAGATACACCCAGTTCGTTACTAACAACGGCATTCACAAGCGTTGTTTTGTATAACTCATATGCAGAACTACCAATTGTGATACCTGCCGAATCGGTGTTTTTTACTTTTACAAATGGTACATTGAACTGAAATGTTTCAGCACAACCAACTACAACAGAACCATCTTTGAATACATGGTCACCAAAACGTTGTATTTGGTTTTGTAAAATGGTTTGAAGTTGAGTAAGTTCACGGGCTTGAACCGCATAACCGGGCTTGAAAAGAACTCGGTGAAAATTCTTTTCAACATCAAAATCATCATAGTAGGGTGAAGTTCCTAAATTGATAGCCATATGTACCTAGAAGTGTAAAAAGAGTTTAATAGTTTCAATCTGTTCTGCTGTACGTGTGATGGGAGAGAAATCGTTCACGTAAATGATGGTGCCTGTATTTTTATCAAATTCAGGGTCTTCCACATTTGTACAGGTCAAGTTTTCAAATTCTGTTGTGTTGTTCGTGAACGTATTTTCTGTTGTGAGTCCTTCTGTTCCTTCAACATATGCCAGATAGACCTTATACGTTTCTGTTGATGCATCAAACAACTTTGTTAATACTTTATATATACCACCTGTTGATGACTCAATTTCATCGTCAATGGAATATTCATTATATTCATCTTCAGGAACGGTGACGATGAACGAACTTGTTCCTGTATCCTTTTGAAAATACCCAATATCAACATCTTGTGTTGCATTATACAACTTGAGATTCTTTACAATTCCGAGTTGACGATAATCATTACCTTGGAATAAATCGGCATTTTCTGTGGTGATTGTTGTACTAATACACAATGTATGAGCAAACAATTCTTGGGCGATGTTGAATCCATGCCCTCGTTGAGGACCTACGTTTGCTCGCACAGATGCCACTTCAGTGGGCAATCCATTAATTACAATGCGAGCATAATTGTAATTTTGTCCGTAATCTAAAATTTGAACATTCTTAATTACACCATTTACAATATCATCATCGGGATCAATATACAATTCTGCACCCGTACCATCACCAATAACTTCAACGGTTGCTGTATCATATCCAGCGCCGCCGTCGAGGATATCAACTTTATAAATGGCTCCATGAATTGTTTCAAGTACCACATCTTGATTGATACCACTTGCTGTTTCAGCACCTAAAACAACTATGCCCTGAAATCCATTACCCGAAAATGCACTATATGTTGAGTTGGCAAGTTCAACTTCTGGGAATGTGACCAATTCCAATTCAGTGGAAGAGATGATATTAGATACAACACCTATCACATTGTTCGCTGAATCTACAATGGTCCACCCATCTTCCAATTCATTTGTGAAATCTGTATCTGTGCCCAACACCAATCGCGTTGTGGAATCAGTGGAGATGGTCCCTGAATAGTTTTCTGAGCCAGAAATTGATGGGCTATAATCAGCAGGTGTAGTTTTAGCATCATACATGATTGCACGGGCATGTGTATATCCGCGCATTGAGTTTGTGACAGTAACAGAAGTGATACTCCCCGCACCGTCAATTGTCACGTTTGATGTTGTGCCTACAGGTGTCAATGAGTGTGACAATCCCACACCCGACGCAATATTAATATATGCGCCATTTTCAGCATCAACTAACGATGCTGCTAAACGAATTTCTTTATTGGTATAGAATATAGTATAGTAAACAGTATTGTTTGTTAAATTTGTGATGGAAGTTCCGCCACCTGTATTATATGTTACGGCATCACCTGTTGCAAAATTATGACCCGGATATTCAATGGTATCGTTTGCGGAATCTACAGCTGTGCCACCATTAAATGTAATGGTTGTGGGTACTAATCCGTCGCCCTTAATTACTAGGTATGGTGTATTATATCCTTCACCTGGGCTCTCAATACGAACTTCTTCAATAACACCATTCACATTGAAATTAACACCGTCAGATACATTTCGCACAGGAATATAATCTGTTGTAAGAAACTTAATTCTATCAATGACAGGAACTTCATACATGAACTTCCAACAATACCCATCACTTAATACCACAGGCTCAGGAGTTGTTGATGTTGGTTTTATAGTTGAGGCAATGGCAACACCTTGACTGTTTCTTCCGACACGAATACACTTGTAAATATTATATTCGTCAGTCATTACATAAAAATCTTCTACAACAAAAACACCGTCGTCATCATATGCCAATTCTTCATAATCACTATATTCAACATATATGGTCCCTGATTCCCAATCCTTACGACGAATCATATAAACCACATCATAAGGACCAGGTACGACACGTTTTGCCAACAACATATTTCTATGTACGTCGGAAATGTAGTGTCGGGTATCTACAGGAGTATCGGCTTCTTCAAATGATTTTCCTGCGAAAACATAGAAAAAGTCATGTCCTGTAATGATGTCACGATAAATTGACCGAGCAATTTCGTGCCTGGTTTGAGCAGGAATCAGGTTAGCCATATTGTTTACTTACTGAATTATGAGATGGTGATGGTCCAAGTGATTGACATACTATCAGATGATCCCTTGTTAACTACTGGGAACACTGTACGGCACAACATGGTGCCTGATGAACTAGCATTGAAGATGCCTGCTTCTGTCAATGCGCCTGTGCCTTCACCTGCAGCAAAAGTTGCAACGGCAGTTACAGTTGCACCTGAGGCTGTGTATGAGTCAAGACCTTGACGACCAGCTGTTAAACCGCCTGCGATTAATCCAGTTTGCCCGGCTGATGCTGCGGTGTTATCTGTACCCACTTCCATGTGTGACATGACGCCTTGTGATGTGCCTGCCATACGGGATGCAATGTGTTGTAAACCTGTTGTTACAACTAAGTTGTCGTGGGTGTGTTCTTCTTTGATGTTACCATTTTCATCACGAAGAACAATGTTCAACTTACCTGTTGCCTTGATGTTTTCTTGCATTTCTTTCTCCTAAAAAGTAAAAGTTGTTATTAGTATTTATACTACTTTAAGTACAGTTGACCGTTCCTGCATATCCTATATCAACATACCCTGTTGCAATATAATCGTCTAGGGCGATACAAATCAAATCAGACAATGATGTTGTGTTATTGAAAAACTTTTCGAAATCACGAATTACAATTTCACCTGTTAACACAGTATCAATAATGTTTTTATCGACATCAAACGTGTTTATAGTTTCTGATGAAGATACACTATCTGAAACATTTTTTCCAACAAGAAGAACATTTGAGTCATTGATATTTACCGTTTCATCTGTAGAATATGCTCTGAAAATTTCTATGCTATCAGTTATAGACACTTGTTCAGTCAAATCACTTGTTACATCATCTTCTTGTGAAAAGACAATATTTTTTATATCACTGACAATAACAGAATCGGCAATATTTTTTTCGATGAAAATAGTATCCACAGTATCAGTTGTCTCAACATCTTCTGTTTTATTAAGTTGTAAATTTACAGAAGGTGTATCATCTACTGTAACTGTATCGGTATAGAAATATGTACGGGTAAGTAAAAACTCATCCGACACAGTAACCACGTTATCACTTACATATTCTTCTTCAAAGAAATTTTCTATATTATACGTATTACCATCAATTTGTATACTGATATTTTTTTCAACCGAATCTAAGGTATTAACTGAGTCAGTTATATTTGTTTTCGTAAGAGAGTATGAAAGAATATCACTGCTAGAGGTATTGTCTTCCACTAATTTACTAACATTCTTTGTGGATACTGTATCACTAGTAATTATTGTATCTTCCAATGAACGTTCAATAGTAATTTCTGCAAAGAATGTTTCTGAGGTAACAACACCATCAGTAATATTGGCAATGTTAATGTCTTTCGCAAGGATATCAGACGATACTACAATATCACTAAAGACTGGTTGAATATTTAACTCCAATCCTGATACGTCATCTACAACCGCCGTATCAGTCAACGACTTATTGAAATTGTATATGGAATTTTCACTTACAGAGAAAGTATCAGTAACAGGTTTTGCAACATGTTTTGCAACAGTATCAACTGGTTGAACACCATCATCAAAATTGTTGATAATGTATTGTGTACTTGTAATATCTATCGGTGTAAATGTAATGTCATTTTCAACAAGTAATTCACCAAACACAATGAACCCTGCAGGATGGGCACTATTTTTATATAAGGTGTTCCAAGTTTCATATGGTACATTTTTAGTTTGTACCACATAGGAATATGCCTGATAATAATAGTTGTCTTGTAATTTATTGATATCTGACAAGAAGCCAGCATTATTTTTCCATGCACCGGGATGTTCGTAAATGTATCCTACTTCGAATCGTACTGTGGCAGAACTGAGATTATATATTGTTTCATTGAAATCAGTATAACCTCGGTCATCATTGAATTCCATGTATGATGTAACACCTTCGCGTTCTTCAAAATAATCACCTGTTACTAATGTAGAGAATCTACTTTTTCTGGGATTTTCTAATACGCGGGTGAAATCTTTATATGTTGTGTAATCGTCATCTTCATTATATAATTCTGCAAAGTAATCACCCGTGACATCAAAGCGATGTCCGGTAGAAATGAAACGAAAGTTATTAATGACACCTTCAGTATCACTAGCAGCATACTCTGAACCTATTGAAACATAATCAGACGCAAAATATTCTTCAACATCTTTTTTGGTTACACTTGTTACACGAATGATGCCATTGTTATTTTCTTGTCCTGGGATAGGATATAACGGACTTTCTTCCACTTCTACTGTGAAGGTATCACGGCGGCGGAAATTTTCACCGCCGGAAAGAATGGTGTATCCTATAAGTTGCTGTGTCAAAAAACCATACACATATTCAACACCATTAACAAATGCTGTAACCCATACCGTATCATAATATGATAAGGTTGCTAAAGCTTCATTGAAATCTTTTACGTTAATGGTTTTAGGAACGTCAACTTCTAGTTCAAAAATATCATTGTTTGTAATGATACGACCAACCTCAACACACCCCAATTCATGTGAGTATAGTTTCAATCCGGTAGGTTCACGACGATGATACTTTAAATATATTGTTTTTTCTTTCAGAGAAAATACATCATCAGCGACTTCACGTAAATCAGCGGGCGCTAAATCTAATGAGGCAGGATCAATTTGTGTGAAATCAGTATCAATCTTCAGTGTTTTTTTCGACTGCCAAACGCCATCAGAAGCACGTAGAACATAATCACCGGGATATTTTATAGTTGCGGTATCATTATACATCATGCGGAAATACAATTCCGCAGCGTTTTCTGTTCCCTTTGCTTCGTAATATTGATTGATAAACTTAATTAAACGACGCTGTTCAGTTAAGGCTTCTGAGGAAATATCATAAGCATGTTGCTTACGCATTTCATCCACAAATAAATCTAATGTTAAATCAACGTCTGTCCAAGTGTTAGAATTAAGAAGTACTGCATTGGCTTGACGATTGGTGTCAAGAAATGTATAGTACTCTTTAATGAACGAAGCAAATCTAGGATATGATACGCGAAGATATTCAGGTATCTGTCCTTCAACTAAATGCTGTAACTTGTTCTTTAAGTTTGACATTATCCTTCAAATGGTTGTGCTGTAACGGTTAAACCAGACAATGTTCCTAGGGCTTTATTTTGTTGACTATCATCTAACACAACCACAATGTTTTGTGAAGGATAGGGATAAACAGCACGTTCCACAATAGGAGTAGTTCTTACAATGGTGGGTGCTAAATCTTTATTTAAATCTTGTGGTAACGCAGAAAAACGGACATCAAATGCGCCTGCAATTAATTGTGTAACCAATAAACGGTTGATAACAAATAACCCTGAATCACTATAGTAAATTTTACCGTAGTTGTTATCAATGATTCTATTGGTTGATGCATCCAGAAGTTTTAACGTGCCCGTTCCTGTACGTGAAGGCGGAGTTTCATCTGGATAATCTTGAATATAGGCGGTGTATTGAACACCTTGAATTGTGGTCTTGAAATTTGTACTCTTAAACGAGTTGGGTTCAATGGCTGTTGTGAAATACACATTCAATGATTCAGGGACATTTAAAATGGGAACAAGTCTACGTTGCAAGCGTAAATCCACCAATGTTCCTAAGATGGAACGCTGTGAAGTTTGTATTCTATTAATCAATTGACCATAATAGAATTTCTTATCCAATGTTGACAATTCATTAGAAAAGTAGCGACGAATTTCCCCTGCCACTAAACTTGAAATTTGATTGGATGTGTATGGTGTAATTTTAGGATTATACGAAACTTTCACATCCATTCCAACATGAAGATATGTAGGATCAACAAATTCATGCTGTAATGACAATACACTACGAGGACGAATTACACTGTTAATGATGTTGTCTTTGTCAGATTCAGTGATGATGTAATCTTCTTTAGGATCAATTGACATGAATACTTTGCCATAAATGGGAGGAACATTTTGTTCACCGCCCCAAACGGCAACAGATTTTGCTTTATCAAAGTTTGCTAAAATTAATGACTTGTAATCTTCAACAGTAACAGCTCTGCCGCGTGTGGCATTATACCGAGGTGCGTTAAAACGAATACTATCAATGTTTTCTCTGTCAGAACCACCTGAAGCAGCATGCACTAACGTTGTGATTGGAGATCCGCCGCCTAGTGTTGTTTGAATTGAGAAGGTTTGTGCACCATTTGCACTATCACCCAACGATGCCACATATTGAATGTTAACAATGTTTCCTGATGTCAAACTTTTACCTATGATGTTGTCACCAAAAAACAACTTATAATATCCATCTTGACCTTCTTCCACCCAATACACCGTATCACTACTTGTAATATCAATAACGGTTTCTGAACGTTTCCATGCTGTTGTTGTTAAATCTGCTTGACTATTTTGAACAGTGACGGCCAATGTGGACAAATCAATGTTACTATTTTTAATAGTGATGGGACCTGTCACAATGTCAGATGTGACTGTTTGTTGTTGTGAGATGACAACACCTTCAACAATATCAACATTACTAAATGTGAATGATCCGGCAACTTTTGTTGCAATATGCTCAACTAATGATACGAATGTAAAACTTTGTCCATCAACTGATGCTGAAAATTTTGTATTTGCAGGTAGTGATAAAGGTCCTGCCTGAGCACTTGCCACTGTGACATTAACTCTCGCCTTAGGGGAGATAACACTTCTGGGTGTGTATCCTAGTGTTTTTGCAATAGATACAACAGATGAACGCTTGACAGCCGTATCAATAAACATTTCATTAGCTTGTAGATGTGCCAATATGGCATTGTAATGTGTGTTATATGCCAACACATCCAATAAATTACTGATACCTGAACCTTCGAAATTGTAATCTGAGAACTGTTCAGATGCACCTAAATAACGAATTAAATTCTCTTTGATTTGTTGAAATTCTAGTTCCGTGACTCTTAGTTCGGCCATTAGCGAAGTCTCTGTAAGGTTAGATTAAATGTAACAGGTGTGTAGATGCCAATCACATAAAAATACAATGTTAAATCATATGAATTGGTGTCATAGTCAGGAATAATCTCAATATTTTCTATGCGAACACGCGGTTCAAATTTCTGTATCGTTTCACTAATAACGTCACGAAGTAAGTCTACAGTTAAAAAATCCATAGGTTCAAACAAAATTCTTTGCAAATCTGAACCAATTTCAGGACGAAATAACTTTTCTCCCTTCCGAATAAACAAGAGATTTTTTATGGATTGTTTGACAGCATTAACATCCAAACGTTTTGCAACATCTTTTGTTGCAGTAACGCTAAATGTTAAGTCTAAATCTTGGTAAATTCTATTAGGTATGGTCATGACATTATTTATATTAAATTTAATATCTTAATGTGGAGTCTGGTAATAGGTTAACAAGTGTCTGAGAATATGTTCTATCATTTTTGAGAGTAAATGCTTGTAATCTAGCCTGTCCTCCCTTGTTCCCATTCGCTAAATTAATACCCTGTTGTTGCCATTGTATGTGAATCCAAGGTTTATATGATGACACCCCACGAACATTTCCTAAACGATATTCAAGAAGTAGTTTATCGTACTGAATGGAGTTTTTCAATTGGACAGCAATGTTATAGTATTCTGAGAAGTTTTTTCTATGGAAGCATACATCAATACCCAGACCTTGTTGATGGAATGATACGCCTCGGGGTGGATTCAAGGATCCAGTTACAGATTCAGGAGTTCTAAACACCGAGGTGATGATGATGTTACCCTTCCCAACTAATTCAAACATGGGTTCTATGACATTTACTGCCAATTGACGTAAATTACACACCATGTCCTGTACAGTTAATCCATATTGTCCGCGAAGTACATTATATCCGGGCAGGGATCCTAATGTAACATTCGGAGTTAAACTATATGAACTTGGGAATGAAGATTGTGAATAGATGAGCTGACATGAGGCAACTGCCGCCGGTCTCGCTGCCGGAGGTGGTGTTTCATCTCTTGTTCCTTCTGCCAATGGGCGATTCAAATCTTCATTTGTGACTAATCCTTCATCAACGCCTTTCTTCTTCAAGGCATTAATGGCGTCCCGATTATCTTCAGGATTTTCCGCCAATGTAGACAATGATGACGCCCACTCATCAACTCTATCTTCCAATGTCAAAGGTACAAGTTGAGGCTCGCGGGGATTACGTTCACCTGGAGGATCACCAATATCAGCAGATCCTGCGGTAGATGCTTCATTCGATTTAGCCAAAGTTGCCGCAGCGGCACCTGGCAATGGTAGCAATGCCAATCCTGTACCGTTCACAACAACCGTACCCGCACCTGATAGTAATAATGCTTGTCCCTGTGGTGCTGCCAATGAAGCCTTCAACTTACCTGACAGTTTCATTACTGCCTGAGCTTGGATGTTGACATTTTTGCCTGACGCATTAAAGTTGTTTTTCGCCTTGGCATTAATAGTGGCACCTGACTCCACGTTGACATTTTTCTTGGCCTTCAAATTAATTGTGCCGCCTGCTGTAACATTGAAATCTTTGGCAACATTGAAAGTCACTGTCTTGTGAACATCGGCAGTAAGATTTCCGTCAACTTGAAGATTCACATTGTTCTTCACATACAGATTACAATTACCTTCTACGGTTACATTGCACTTGCCCCCAATGTATACATACCCATCTCGTTCCCATATTTCATAACCATCACCCACAATTTTACGCACCATAGTACCATTTCTATCAATTTCCATGAAGGTGCCTTCACGGTGATACCAATGCATACGTTCATTGTTTGGTGTGTCATCATATTCAATTACGTGTCCAGATTCAGACTCATACACATGGTTGTAAGGATATTTTGTGTTATATGGGGACTTGGGTTGACTCCATTTGGTGGGAGATGATTTTCGTGCAACAGGAACATCAAGTATGCGTTCTTCATCCTTTGTTTGTACAATCGTGTCCTTAATTTTATGATTACGTGCCAACCGATTTGTATCAGGTTCACCTATATGTGTGACACGCGGATATACACGATTGGGGTCATAGAATCCTTGATTATCTGGGACTCGGCGTAAAGGTTCATTCGTGTTTTGCTGCAGGATGTTAGGGAAGAATCTATATTTGCGAGATGTTGTTGGACGAGGTGTGGGTGGTGTTGGTACTGTACGAGCCGCTTGGTCAATTTGAGCTGCTGACGTAGGATTTCGTATACCACTTTCTACTGCCTTCACACCTCGATTATAAATTTCTTCCGCTGTTCTTCCAATCACCGAGGCGAATTGCCCACCTAATCCAAATGCACGTGCAGCACGTTCACCCACTAATCGTGCCGCCAATAAATGTCCTAATATCTGTGATTTGCGTGTGATGAGATTTTTAACAAAATATGCAAACGTTGTTTTCCACTGACGCAATACATGACGATACATTAACAAACGCTGTATTCTTTGTAACGTCATGAAGTTTTTAGGACCAATAAGTCTTTCAAGCCAAAAGCGAGCATTCGCCATGACATACCAACTTAATGATGTTCGTAGAATATATGGGATGTTATTGTAAAATGCCAATGAGATGACGCCTGCCAATACAGCTTGTTTGGCATAATCTTCACGTGCATTTTCAGGGATGGAGTTCCAATCATCAATGGCTCCTTGACTTACGACACCAATTGAGACTAAATCAGGAACCGTCAATCCATATAAACCCATTTTTTCATTTTCATCAATGACATCTAACCCATGAGGTGATCCTTGTGCCACACGTTCTTGACGAATTTCATCTTCGAGCAACAAAGCAAAAATTTCAACATCTTCAGGAGTTAATGGTCCAATGTGTCCTTCGGGACTTTTTTCTGGTGCAAGAATACGAGAATTAGGAGTGGGTGCTAATGCCAATGCTCCTGTTGTTGGGTCAATGAATACATCACCATCAAATGTCGTTAATAATGTATTTTCTTGTAATGGGATATCTTCATAATTTTCATATTGTGACGCAGCGTAAATGTCATCAGGTGTTACTGTGAATGGATTTTGAGATTGAGCAATCTGCAAAACTTCAGTTAACGCTGACAATGCATTAACACTGTTAATTGAGGTGCCATCAACATTTCGTGCTTCCGCAATTTCACGAACAATCTGATTAATAATGGAAGGAGTTAGAAATTGGGGGAGAGAAAATGTCCCAAATGTTGTTGTGAAAGTTTCGGCGCCTTCTTCTGATTCAATTAATCCACGTAAGGTGGGTGAAATACGCAATAATGATTCAATACTATTATCATTATCTTTCGGAAACTGTCGTTGTATTTCATTGATAATTAAACGTCTATCTATCATGATTCTTGTACCGTAACGCTGTTATTTAAGGCATCATTTCGTTGAGTCTCATTGGTGGCCAATACATTCACAGTAGGAATTGCCAAACTGGACAACCCAGTTGTAGGTAATGTAAGAGTTTTTGATAATGCTTCGGCAAGTTTTTGTAGTAATGTTACCAAGTTGACCGGCTCAGCACGTCCCGGGAATGTGCCTAACATGACAGGCAACTGACATTCATCACCGTCAAGGAAAAATCCCATTACCCATGTTCCTTCTACAGGACCCACAGGTGCATGTCCTGTTCCTGAAATAGAAGCTGATGTCATGGGCATAAGAGGTATTGCCCACGGTAAATCTTCAGTAGGCAAAATAGTTTTGTCGGGATTATGATATCCCACAATACGAACACGACATCTTCCTAGTGCCTCAGGGTCTTGTCTATCTTCCACAACACCCATGAACCAATAGAAGCCCCCATTATTATATACATTTGTATGCATTATCCTAATCCTGAAGCAAGTGATTCTTTTACCATTTCCAATTTCATTGTATACTTATCTCGCGCAATAATATGACGTACAGCAGTCACCAGATAACTTCCTGATAGATATCTATCAATCAAATTCTCAACATTTTCATCACTACCCTTTGCTGCCATTTTTGGATAATAGAATTGTACAACTTCACCTGCCTGTGTTCCTGCCAAACCAGGAACTGTGATTTCAATTTTCAAATTACTAATATCGTATAGTAAACTTGTTCTCTGTAGAACCCAATCTTCAAATTTTGGGTCTTCAAAATCATTGAAAATTTTCTTATGCTTAGGACGGAATGTTACATATGAATGAACATTTCGTAGTTGTTGTGACGGAAACGTGGGATTTGTTTTGCCATGTAAGTGTTCAAACTGTGAATAGTTGTTGATGTAATCAAACACATATTCATCATACTTTTTAGTGACCACATCGAACACGTGCATTGTTGATGAATAATGTCCCATTTCTTGACTACGAAGAATGTCATAGTTTGTGGGTATGGCAACATTTTCCACCTTCTTGTATCCTTCTATCAACGTATTTTTTGTAGAATTATTTTTTGTAATACGTTCAATCATGGCATCATCAAATCCGTAATAATACACCTTGCGCTCATTCACATTTTCTTGAGCTTTGAATATGCTATCAACAGTCGCAAAATAAAATTGTTGTGATGATTCCCATGCCAAGGTGTTGGCTGCTTTACTACCTTCATCGAGATGACGATTTGCCAACCAATTGATACACTTCATTGGACTCCACATGGGTACAACCCAGGTAACTTTATTTTTAGACTCTGAGTTTGGCATCAATTGTAATGATGTTCTATTTTGCTGCGGTACTGATTTTTTCCATGCAGGACGTGTCAATGTTTCTTCGTCACTTAATCCAGCAGGCATATCGTACTCTTTGCTCCAAAAACGAGGCATTGAAAGATATTCATCAAATATCTGTTTTGCAATTTCACTAGGTTTACCTGTATATTTTTTTGAAACAACAGTAACAGAATCTACAGCTGCTTCCAATGACATGAGAGATAACATGTACATTTGTTGACGGTCTGTGCTTGAGGGAAATCTATCACGAACAGCAAACACATAAAAGGCACGACCAAAAATTTGTGAATCTTCAAATCCTGGTACAGTATATGAAATATTAATAATCTCACCGCCTGTAATAGGAAGTGATCCCACCAAATTTAATCCGTCAGATAAAATCATTGTAGCTGACATGGTATTGGAAAACATATCTTCAAACACAGATAGTTCAACAATGAAATCCTTTAATGGATATTCCTGTCCCGCCTTGAACAATGTGACCTCTTTAATGTTAACAGACCCAGGATTTAACGCTGGGGCATCTATAGGATTTGCCATAATTATGTTATATCAGTATATGCTCGTGAATATGCTGTAATGAAATCAGTAATGAAATTGGGGTCTAGTACCTTAATGGTACGCTTTGCTTCATTTTTTTCTGTTTCATAATCATAGATTGAAACAGAATATATTTGTTGTTGCGCCGCCAATCCTGCGTTATAATCTACAACGTATCCATAATTTATTTCTCTCCACTCATACACATCGGATGGTAAATCATCAGGATACTGTAGTGCAATTTTTTCTAGTAGTTGTTTTTCTGACAAGGGCCATTCTTCGCGGGGATTCACAATGTCATTGATGATTAGGATTACCCAATGATATAATGGTGTCCCATAAAACTTAAAGGAAACAATTTCAGGTGTATCACCTTCAACTACAGTATAGGGCATCAAAAAAGATGCTTTGCGTGAAAAGTCTTTATTGATTGCAATGCGATACAAGATGTCTGATATTGTAATTGGACGTCCTGTATCACTTACTTGAAAATTTCGAATTGTTGCAACACCTGTATATGTATCAGATGCAGGTTCTTCTAGAAAACATAACACATCTGATTCAATGCGAGAGATGATGCCCACCATAACATCATTAACATATAACTCAGCACCAATTACAATTTCTTCAATGAACTTTGTATTGACTCCTGTAATCTGCTTTTCCGTGATGGTAATCACACCGGATAGTTGTGTATCAGTTCCAGTAAATGTTGAAACTGGTACAACAATTTGTGGCAGTCCTCGTAGCATTATAGATTTTCTCCGTAAACTCTATCACCTGTGATGGGAACAATTTCCTTAAACTTCAATGTCATGGTAACTTCAGCGGGCAATCCTGGCGTCCCTTTAAACGTCACGAAATCTTGACCACCATATTTCACTGACATTGAAGTGAGTACACAATCACTGAATTGGTGCACATGGGGATTGATGTTTTCTTTGTACATGTAATACAATGAGAATTCTGCAGGATATATCATATAGAAACTATTTTGTGCAACTTCGGGTAACATGTTTTGACGAAGAACTTTTAATATTGCTAAAACCTGTTCTGCTTCTTGCACACTTTCAGGTAAGAATGTATACTCAAAGGTGAATTCTCGAAAATTCACTTGTTTGAAAATTTGTTCACGATAAGGATTACGAATTTTTCCTAACGATTTATCTACAGCAGCAGTTGCTGCCGCTTGGTCAACGCCTGCAATTTCACCTATCTTACCCGGATTAATCTGTCTACGTAATGTTTCACCCGCCAAACCTTTTGCCGTATTAAACAATCCTTGACTACCCCCACTCAACACAGAACCCAATGCTTGTTCTTCCCATTCCACAGAATAATCAGCTTTTGGGGGTTCTTGTAAGCCTAAACATATTGATGTTGATAATGTTGTTGATTTGTTACTACCTGATGCGGCGGTTGCCAAGGCACCTGCTGCTGCGCCCGTCACACCCTTCACCGCCTTAGTTGCAAAATTTAGTAATGGGATTTTTCCGATTAATCCCCCTGTAGGGCGTGAGGCTCCCGATGCCGCTCCCACAGTTGCTGCTATTGCTGTAGCATTTTCACCACTAACTCTACGAGCACTTGTTTCTGTATATGTGCCACCCACAACATTGCCTCCAGTGGCTTGGCTATTTTGTTCACGCACGCGAATAAGAATTTTCAACCAATGGGGTTGTTCTGCTAACAATCCGGTTTCTTTGGGATATCGAAGTTGTTGGGTTGAACGAAATGTGTTTCGTGACTCATTCTGACGAATGGCACCTTGTGTTAACGCCTCGCGGTATCCTTCTGGGATGCGCTGTTGGCGGACACTTGAATCCTGTGTGGCATCTCTGTTTCTGTTTGGTGCTAATGGAATTTGCGCCATCTAAATAATCCCGTGAAGAACGTTTACCTATTATTTATATGGCTTATACTAAAGATACATACAAAGGCAAATATACACCAAAAAATCCCCGCAAATATCGTGGGGATGTCACAAACATCATTTATCGTAGCAGTTATGAAGTGCGATTTATGAAATGGTGTGATTTCAACGAAGGTGTAATAGAATGGGGATCAGAAGAAATTGTCGTCCCATATTTAAGCCCAGTAGACAATAAAATTCACCGATATTTTGTGGATTTCTTCATCAAAGTAAAAACTAAGAATGGTACTATAAAAAAGTATTTGATTGAAGTGAAGCCATTTCGATTCACGCAAGAACCTCAAATCCCTAGTAAAAAAACGAAGCGATTTATTAGTGAGGTTGTACAATGGGCTGTGAACAATGCCAAATGGGAAGCGGCGCGTAAAGCTGCTGCTCAATACGGATGGGAATTTATGCTCATCACGGAGAAAGACTTAGGGCTTTTACAGAACAGAGATAAATAGTAACAGAATTATCTATTCATCCCTAACATAGTGAATTTATCACCTTGTCAAGTAGTAGTCAAGCCCCCAATTTCACCACTTTATGAAATCTAAGAAACAGAATCCATTTGAGCAAATGAGACCTGATGGGAAGGGTGTGAAATCCTACCAATGGTATCAAGCGCAAATACGAAAGTTGGGATTGAATACCATGACTGCGAACAAGGCATTGGAATCGGGCATAGGTAAGTTGACAAGTAACATAGAACCTGGACGAATGTACTTGTTCATGTATAATCCTAAAATGGCAGCAAAACTTCCCTATTATGATGAGTTTCCCTTGGTGATGCCCTTCAACGTGATTAAAGGGGGGTTCTTGGGATTGAACTTACATTATCTACCACCACTCTTGCGTATGAAGTTGTTAGATGAACTAATGAAATTGGCGGATAAACCCACCATTTCAAATACCACACAACTCCGTATGTCTTGGAATATTATTGGGAATTTTTCTCGGTTCCCAGAAGCAAAACCTTGTGTGAAACGATATCTATATCCCAATATACAATCTCGTTTCCTTGAGATAAATCCTCAAGATTGGCGTGCTGCTATATTTCTTCCTGTTGAATCATTCCAAGGAGAAACTAAATCATCTGTCTATCAACTCTCCAAACAAAACATAGATGCCTAGTATAGAAAATTTTCTCACAGTAGTACGTGCCAAAGGATTGGCAAAATCTGAAAAATTTTCTGTAACTATTGTTTCCAAACCCAACATAGTTACAGCACCCGCTGACCAGCTACTCACATTGTTTTGTGAAGAAGCCGCGTTTCCGGGTAAAACCATTATTACACGACCAGCACGAATACACAATCTAAACATTCAACGTCCTTCTGCGGTTGACTTTTTTGGAGAGTCAGCCAACTTTACATTTTTTGTAGACTCTGAATGGAAGGTGAAAAAGTTTTTTGATGATTGGATGAATGCCATTATTGGCACTTCCCGTGAAGTGGCACCATACAGAGACATCATCGGTGACATCATTATTGAAGCTGTACATGAAGGTCCCATTGGTCCCACGCCTGTTCAGGGATACAAAGAAACAACACGATATAAAGTGAAATTGCATGAGGCATTTCCTAAGTCAATGAATTTGATGCAGACATCATATTCTGCTGTAGGAATTCATCGTTTGAATATTGGATTTGCCTATAAATATTGGACGGTTGAAAACATTACAACATAGGATAAATTATGAAAATAAATCATTTACCAACTTTTGAAACTACATTACCCGTGTCAAAACAAAAAGTGACGTTTCGTCCGTTTGTCATGAGAGAAGAAAAATTATTGTTATTGGCATCTGAAAGTGGTGATAGAAATGCCGTGTTGCGTGCATTAAATGAAGCTGTATTGGCGTGTACAAACGGAACAGTGTCATGTGATACTCATTCTATGGTTGACGTACAGAAATTATTTTTAGAAATACGTGGAAAATCTGTGGGTGAAATCATTGAATTTAATCTCATCTGTGGTAATTGTAAACATTCAACATCATCAACAATTGATATCAATCAAGTGGAAGTGTTATACAATGAACATCATACCAATCGGTTAGAGTTATCGAAAGATTTAATTGTGATGATGCGATATCCAAAAATTGAACATTTGGCATTGTTATCAAATCCAGATGCTACGGTTGATGACATCTACGATATGGTGGCACACTGTATTGAAACTATTCAGACGAACGAAGAAGTATACAACAGAGAAAATGCTACACAAGAAGATTTTCGTGAATTTGTTGACAATGTGACAAGTACACAGTTTGAAATGATGAAATTGTTTTTTGACACAATGCCAGCAATTCATCACGATATTCGTTTTGCATGCCCAAAGTGTGCAAGAAATAATATTGTAAACATCAATGAGATAGTCAATTTTTTCGTTTAACTCTTTCTCATGATTCTGTCATCAATTATTACGAAACAAATTTCATATTGATGCAAGAACATCAATATTCTTTATCTGAGCTAGAGAATATGATGCCATGGGAAAGAGATGTGTACGTTGGTATGTTAATACGTCATTTAGAAAAAAAGGCTCAAAAAAAGAATCAACAATACTAATAGGAATCCACCATGGCTCGTAAAAGTAAGCCCAAGGCAAATAAAACAAAGGATGAGATTGCAAAAAATCTACAGGCAAGTATGTTAAAAACCTCGCCTGCTGACAACTTGCAAAGAAACATGGAATTTGCTGGGCAAATGTCAACCAGTATTGGTTCAATAATTGAAAACTTATCTGTTCAAAACGAAGTAGACTTTTCAGATGAACAGAAGAAGATTTTTCAAGACATGCTTAACGCCTTGAAAAAAATGGCAACCAGTCAAGGTGATACAACCAAAGACAGAGAAGAATTACGAACCATGTTTGCAAAAATGGTTGTACAAACCGAAAAGCAAACAGAAAAGGTGGAGAAGGATATTGTCGTCAATGAGAAAGAAGTGGAAAGTAAAGAAGAAGAAGTTCGTTATCTGAAATACTGGCAAGAAAAGGCACAAGAAGATAAAACTGTCACAGAGAAAGAAAAAGAAGAAATCAAGAGAGACCTTGAAGCGCGTGTTGTGGAATTAACAACATTGAAGAAAGATAAAGAACGCTTAACAAAGTCTCTAGAAACGCAGAAAAAGTTGTCTGAAGAAATACAGAACAAGATGCAAGAACCTGAAGAAAAGCGTCTTACCATGATGGATGCCATTAAGGGTGACACCACAGCCGCTTTACGAAAGTTTGCACCTGGATTAAGTTGGAATCCCGAAGAAGGACAATCATATAAAGATATGCTCACGGGCAACTTAAAGAAGGTGACGACCGGTAAAGGATTCATGCAAGCCTTTGGTAGTGTTCTATTGGAACCTGATAAAAAAGCTCCTAGTAACGCACAACTCATAGAATCTGAACGTGAGGCAATGCGTCAGCAAGAGGAGTTACAAGGATTAATGGGTAGAATGGAACAAGGTTCTGTAAATCCTGAAACTACTTCTGATATGGCGGATGCAATAGGTGATGCCACAGAAAATGCATCTGAAGATAGTGCTGTACTAGTAACACTACAATCTCTGCTACAAGAAGTATCAGTAATTCGTGGCATCGTGGAAGGTAGTCTACAACGTGACAAGGGTGGTAAATATCGGGACACTGATACTGGACAGTATATCAGTAAAGAAACTGCACGCACATCAGGCAGAGGATTGTTCAGTAAGGATGAATTGAATCAACAATTGGGTCTTTCATCTTCTGAATTAAAAAAGACCAGTATAAAAGAATTGGAACAAATGGCAGCAGAAGAAGGAAGAATTTCTCCGATAGAAAGAACAGCGGAAAGCATTGCTGCTCCTACTGAATTGTTGTCTGCATTAGAAGAACAAGGTAAAGTACAAAGCAATATTCTTAGTGCCTTAGAAAAAATTGCTGATAATACAGGGACTAGTGCAAAAATTGATAAAGAACGTGATAGTGAAGAAGATTCAGGGCAATCTACACTCACCAACGAAGAAGTGAAGGGGCAAGTAGAAGCTGTTCAATCCGCAAAAGTGGGAAGTGCAGAAGCACAACAAGTGGCCAGTGCAGAACAACAATCAGGTGGTGGTGGAATGGGACAAATGATTATGGATCGCTTGGGAGGAAGAATGCTCTCAAAGACCAAGGGATTAGGGGGAAGTTTAATGCGCGGATCCTCAAGATTAATGAGCAAGGGAGGATCATTACTATCACGCGCAGCACCTTTGGCGTCCAGAGTTGCAGGTGGATTAGGTGCGCGAGCAGCAGGTAAAGTAGGTGCCAAAGCATTAGGTAAATCACTACTAAAGAAAATACCAGGTATAGGATTAGTGGCAGGATTGGGATTTGGAGCATCACGATTACTATCAGGTGATTGGAAAGGTGCCTTAGGGGAAGTTGCCTCAGGTGCTGCATCAACAGTGCCTGGCATAGGCACGGCAGCAAGTGCTGCCATAGATGCCGGATTGGCAGCAAGAGATATGTCAAATGCTTCCATAGAAGGCGCACCTGGAGATACAGCAGGGATGGTATCAACGGCAACAGAAAATTCAATACCTGCCATGGTAGCACCAACAGGTGGCGGTGGCAGTACGGTCGTCACCAATGTGTCAGGAGGCGGCGGTGGAGCTCCTGCAATAGGACCCACAGAAATACGAATACAAGACAATAGTTTTGTTCGATTCCAAGATAAGCGAGTTGCGCGAGTATAGCAGAAAAGGGAGCTTTCGGGCTCCCTTTTCTTTTTAGCTATATCTAAGAATTAATCTTCAGCCAACTTGGCGAAGTAACTTAGAGTATCATCGTCATCTTCGTCAGCACCTGATGACTTGAAGGTTGGGGCTGGGGCAGAACGCACCTTAGGAGATTCTGCAACTGGCTCTTCATCCATCCGGCTCTCAGAAATCTTATCAGCCGTCATGGAAGCAACCGGGCTTCCCTTCAATACCATGTCGAGCTTCTTCTTCAATTCTTCGTAGCTCTTGAAGTTCTTGGGATCAACGAAGGGTTGAAGTGCATGTTGCTGATTCCAAACTGTTTCGATGTCATCATCTGAATCAGCAATGGCTGAGACAGGTTCGAATTCAGACTTGTCGTAATTGCGATATCCTTCGACATTACGAATCTTGAGCTTGAAGTTTGCACCCTTCCAGAAATCAAAGGGGTTGATGGGCTCCTCATCCTCAAACTGAGGCTGCATGATGTCCTTAATCTTATCGAAAATCTTCTTGCCAAACTTGTACAGGAACACCTTACCTTCGTTCTGAGGATTGGCAGAGTCCTTTACAACAAGAATGTTAGCGATGTAATTTAAACGACGCTTCTGCTTACGAGCAATTTCCTTATTGCTCTCAATTCCGGAGTTCCAAAGTTCTGAATTCAATTCAGATACAGGATCGGGAAGATTCAATGTGGTCAAGCTGTTTTCAATGTACCAGCGACCTGATGGTCCTTGAAACCCATGATTCCAAACACGAATCCAAGGAAGCTCCTCACCCTTTGTGGGAGGAAGAAAACGAATCACGGCATATCCATTGCCTGCCTTATCAACTGAAGGAGACCAAAAACGGTCATCTTCGCGGCGTTCGTTTGTAGGGTTGGCAATCTTTTCAACTTCCTTCATGAGACTGTCGAAATTGCCACGTGACTTGCGTAAATCGGATAAACTTGTGTAAGACATTGTGTTACTCCTTGCGTATAGCGTTGTATGTTAGTGTGTAAAACGTATGATACTACGGACCTGCCATGATATTAATACCTATCATCCACCTCATCATAATCTTCATCAGAGTATGCATCATTAAAATAATCTTCGTCAAACTCAGTGTCAAGCATATCGTAAATTGCCTTACGATGCTTACCGAACTTGTCTTTTTCTACTCTTTTGGGCTTCTTGAAACTACGATAGTCATCATCTTCCCAATCGTGATGTTTACTCATTGAAGGCCTTCTTTACAATCATTGAAAATTTTTCCTTGTTGATGTTAACAAACGGTGAATATTTGTATACCAGTCTAGATGTTGATGCCCATACGGGGTCATTTTTTAGTTGTTCATCTAACTGTTCTCTAAACTTATATAATTTATTTAGAATTACAAGTGTTTCCAACCGACTTTTTTTACCACAATACGACTTCAATATCACCGGATGTTCACCTGTACATTTCCATAAATCATCCACTTTATTCACTTGTAATGTGAGAAAGTCAATGTCTTGTGTAAATGTATATGTTAATCTTTCTTGAATTTTTTTCCATTCAAGATATACTTCATGCCCTGTGGGTTCAAAAATGGCACCCCATTCATGCCCAGACAAAAAATTTGATACGAGAAATCCTACAAATGCTTCTGAATCATAATTATACTGTTTCATCATTTGTTCTAGCTTTTTACTGAACGCCGTCTTTACACCTGTCTTAGGTGCTCTGGGAGGAACACCATTTCGTATATCAAAGTTGTCTGTTGTGAAGTGTAATCGTAACGCCGTGTAAATTTTGTAGGCTTCGTTAATGGTCATAGAGGAAGTTTACTTGTTTTCTTGAGCAAATTCATTTCTTCCGCTTCGGCACGAATTTTTTCTTTCAGAGAATTGGAAATCAACCCAGTTAACGCCCCGGTGTCAATATCATTTTCTTCACAATAATCCACAATGGCTTCCATGTAACCAATCTTTCTACGCACTGCTTCTTTTTCAATGTGCATAGAGAAATCTGTGGGATTTGTGAATTCTCTAGTAATGAGATAGGTTACCGTAAGGGCAACATTCTCTAACTCAGGTGGTTGGGTTGTTTCTTCTTGGGGCATAAAATATATGATTTCCTATTTGTTTAATGGGTTCAGCGAAACTCCAATTGGGGCTCACACTTGTATTATGAAAATACAAGGCATTCTTTAAACTAGTGAGTCGAAGATTCTGTGTCAATACTGCTCGTGCAATTCTTCGTGACTCAGCATAGATGTCTTTTTCCAATCGTCCACGTGGACCGCATGTCCAAGAGAATTGGCATCCCCGAGGATTTCTCTGGTAGACAACACCACACACCGTCTTAGGGAATGACCGAGATTTCACACGATTCATGGTAACCGTGGCTACTGCCAACTTTCCTTCGTATGATTCATCAGGAGCTTCAAATGCTATGTTCTTTGCCAAACAAGTCAATTCCTTTTCTGAAATAACCTTGAATGGCTTTTTGGGTAGTACAGGCACGTGCGCACGCGAGAGAGTGGTAGGCACCACAGCTAATAGAACACATGCTACTAGTATGCTAATGAATTTCGTCATTAATCCTCCATTCGTATCTATTAAACTTAACACCCTTACAGCCTTATGTCAAGTACTGCAAGGGGTAGTTAAAGGTTTTAAAATCTATGTTATAGAGATATTCTGCTGTTTTAATGAATGCTGGATGACGTTTATCTATATTGTGAAGAAATTTTGGTTGAGTTTCATTAACACGCTGTAGTGGTGAAACATCATATCCTAATGCTATTGATAACCAATCATTGAATTCTGTGATGTTCTCATAACGAAATATTTTCACTTTGGGATGGTAGGCATACCAGGTCTGTGTTCTGAAAATAGTGTCGCTTAATATCATTTGTGATTTTGCATCTGCGATATTACTAGTGCAATGTTCACTGAAAAATTCATATAATGACTGTTCACTATCAGTTGGAATATTTATGCTATGCCAAATACATGGGGGACTTTCGTATATACAATTACCTTGTTTACATCTTTCTTGTAAATGTAGATAATGAGATAGGACTGAGAAAAATCTATCCACAGGATTACGCACAACAGTAAATGCAGGTAACATTTCAATATCTTTTAGCTGCCAGTAGGCTTCATGGGTATGTTTGGGTTGCTGTAATAATTCAGAATTATACAACCCAAACAACCTAGAATATGCATATGTTGCTGTTCGTGGTATTTTAATCCACCAAAATTTCAACTCAGGATTTTTACTACTTACAATTTTTGTAGGCATAATATAAAAGAAAATATCAGACGGACAATCCGGTATAACAGTATCCGCCCCAATTGGTACTACAAACACATTGTTGTTTTCCACTACTTGCTGGATTACAATATGTCCAATAGGAACAGCCCCCTCCGCATGCAGCAGGTGTGATATACACAACATCGCTCTCATTTCCACGTAACACTAAATGATAATTTTCTTCCGTTTCAACTTCATTGGTATCGTTGTGATAGATGCGAAGGTCTACACCAGGAACCCCTAATCGTTCACCTTCGAAAAATATCTCCAACATGATAACAATACGCTTGGTAGTGATGTCTGCAGGAGGATTGAATGTGAATGTATTGGTTTCTGTATCAAACGATGCCCAAGAAGGAATTTCATGATGTCTTGCTCCTATCGCAACATTGTGCACATTAACAGCATCTACATATTGTGTTAATTGTAGATTGAACGTTGAAGTTTCCCCAGCCTTGATGATTACAGGAGTTTTAATATTCTCAATTAATGCATCAAGGAAAAGACAATGTACTAGACGATTTGGTGTTGTACCATAAATGGTTTCATTACGGAACAATATATCCGTTGAAGAATATGGTGGTAATATAATTTGAGATTTAATTTCGTCAGCGGTTAATGTTGGGTCTGCTGTGATGTATTGACACACTACACCCGAAACAAGTGCACTCGCTAATGATGTTCCGGATGAGGTAGCATATCCTGACTCAGTATGTATTGACGCCACTTCAATATCAATGCCAGGTGCTGTTACATCAACTTCAGGGCCCCAATTACTTGAGGCACCTGTTGCCCATGAGATAACACGGTCATATGCATCTGAAGCAGCCACACCTATTACCGTATCTAAACCAACGGGAGAGAAATTGTCGGCAGCTTCACCGGTATTACCTGCTGCTGCCACAACAACTAATCCCGCGTTTTGAAGTTCTTGAATCTTTGTGTCAAGTATTTGACTCTTAGGTATTGTCCATGAACAATTCACGACCTTAACACCCGATGTCAATGTATGGTCTGATAAAATGCTGTTGAATGCTGACAACAACACACTTAACGTAGTACTAGCTGACATGGGAATCTTTACATTCTTCAATGTGGCATTTTTTGATGCACCTAATGTATTACCTACAATTAGACTTGCCATTGCTGTACCATGGCCTGTTGTATCGGTGAAATCATTTTCAAGATAACTATGGAGATTTACGATATTTGTATTTGAAAATTGTTCATGGCTACTATCTACACCTGAATCCACCAAATAGACAACCCCCTGCTCACCGAAATTCTTAGGAGCATATGAGGATTTCATGGGCAACATTGGAGTGGACAATCTTAATAAGTGCCAAGGAGTTGAGGAGGCAGTGACACTGATTTCTACATCTTCCTCAAAGGCGATAATGCCTGAGACACTTGAAAAGGACGTATCATTTGCTGAAATGTTTAATACTTTCAGTTCAGAAAATTCTTCGTGAACAACAACACCCATTTCAGATAGTGTTGTTTTTAATACAGAAACATCTGTATCAGAGTGGTAAATGACGTTATATTTCAGCATAAAATCTCCAAAATTTTGTTATTATCTAGTATTTATATTAAGTTGTTTCAGTGCCCAGTCTCTTTCAAGACAAAAGTAACATTGTCCCCCACATTTAGAACCGGTCTCATCATCATATGCCCCACACGATATGGTTTTATCTAATAGTACATGTTCATTATTATCTATATAGAATTTTATAATTTCTGCCTTATCTATGTCAATGAACGGACGAATATGATTTTCATTGAAGGCAGGGCCGCGAACAGGGGGTGTGTCTCCTAGAATGAAAAAAGACGGAGTAAATTCTTCAGTTAAAACTTTATTACAGCCAGAAAACACCACGCCCCCATATATTTTTTGTATAGATTCCACAAATACACGAATGAAAAACTTTCTACTCCAGAATATACAATCTATTTTCTGCGAGAATTTATTTGAAATGTACTCAATAATTTCATCAATATGTTTGGGCTTTTTAAGCATCACATGGCATATTATAGGTACTGATAAATTTTTGTCATGTTTTTCTTTACATAACAAATACAACAAAATGGTGCTATCGGCACCTCCTGAAAATAATATGTGTATTTTTTCTGTGTTTTCAGGTATCATATTCATAGAAAGGGGAATGGGGGTATTCTGTTCCCAGGAACCCCCTTAACCCGGCTAAAGTGTCTTACGCAGCTAAGGCGTAAGAGGTAGCGAATGACATGTAATTGTTGTCATTTAATTGTTTTTGCTCTGCTTGCGGCAGTCGCCTCTCGGGTAGCTCTCTCCTGTACTTCTTCCCCTGTCGAAACCAGGCACCCCCTAAACTACGAACCAACATACTTCTGAGCACTTCTGAGTGGAGGTGAGGGGAGTCGAACCCCTGTCCAAGAAAAGTTTCTATTTAAGCAATCTACTACCATCCTACAATACTATTTATACATCACTTCATTACTTCGTACATATCACGATAGTATAATAATCCTTCAATATGAGCATCTCGTTTACTTTGAAATACTTGCATGAATCCATCTTCAACTGCAATGGCAATCACCAATCTATTCACAGGAATGCCTGTACGTTCTTCAAACATCACAGCATATGCGGATGCCTGCATGAAGTAATGTTGAATATGCTCCACATCTTTTTCTCTGCGAGCTGTCTTGAAGTCAATGACACTCAGTTTTCCTTCATATTCAGCAATGCAATCCACCCGCCCCGCCAATCGTAAGTGATGGGACCATAATGCAACTTCTTGAGCCCGAATGTTGTCAATCTTATTCAGTTCTGATTTAGCAATCTCAAACAGTTCTTGGTCTAGCACTGACTTTAATGAACTATCTGGGAACAGTTTTTCCTGAGGAGCATTTTTCAGATATCGTTCCGCCAGGGTATGAAACTTGGTGCCACGTGTGGCGGCTTGCCGAGATATCTTATTGGCTTCATCCGCACCTACACGTTCTCTCCACTCCATAATACCTTTTTTGGTATGCTGAGATAACACTGTGGTTACTGAGGGATAGAGTTTACCGTCAGGCGTTTGATAAACTCTATTCCCATCAGTACCAGTAGTGGCTGAGATTTCTTCAATTTCAACGGGGTTGTGTATAAATGTTTTCATGATATAAAATTATCTTATTACGTTGTGTTTGTCAAGATACGAGTTGTAAATCCTCGCATTGCATTCTGGCAATGATATATTCTTTCACCAATTGGCTACGAACAATATCTTGCACTTGGAATTCCACATGACGGAATGATTGCATATGATTGGCAATTTGCATGAACTTTCTTAATCCAGACACATCATGTTTTCTATTCAAATCGGTTTGACGAAAATCTCCGCAGAAAATAATCTTGGTGTTTTGTCCAACGCGAGTCATGATGCTATTCAATTCCATGTCGTTGAGATTTTGAACTTCATCCACAATGACAATACAGTTGTCTAACGTCAATCCGCGAACATAGGACGTCACCATGAAATTAACAAGATTTTGTTCCTTTAGTTTTGTGTATGCCTTGGGTCCAAATCTTGGAAATAAATCCTCACATATTTCTTGGTAAGGTTGGGAATAGACCTCTACTTTATCTTTTTCATTGCCTGGGAGAAAACCAATATCTCTTGATGGTACTGCTGAACGAACAATCACAAGTTTCTTAACTTCAGCATCTTCACTTAAAATTTCCTGAAATGCATTATACATGGCGATATACGTTTTACCTGTTCCTGCAACACCATGTAGTAACATGGCACAATGTCCTTTACGATACAAATTGAAAAATGTTTCTTGATTGTGGGTTAAAGGGTAAATGTTTTTGAGGTCAGAGGAAGTTAAGATATTCTTGTTGAACGTGGGGATTTCAGGAGCAACAAGTTTGAGACGCTTTTTACGTGACATGACGTTCTCGCATGGTAGGGGGTGAAAAAACTCCGACAGAGCGCAGGCTCCGCCGGAGTTAAACCGTGAAATGAAAGATGTTTAAATGAAACTACTGTTGTTATTGATACGTGAACCTGGGGTCTTTTCATGAATTTTTTGTAGTACCTCTTTGAATCCACCATCAGGGCGTCGAATACGTAGACGCACGGGGTCACCAATAGAAGGAGCGGTAAACATCACCTTCTTGACTGCCAGTTCTGTACAATTAGGACATGGCTCTTCCTCGGCTAGGTTCATGTTAGAGATGCTAGTATACTTCGTGAAATAATGCTCACATTTTTCACACTGATATTCATATGTCGGCATAAAATTATTTATACTTTGTAGTTGTCTGAAACACGCCGGATACTATCGCGTACCCAACTCAATAAAATTTTGGATGCTTCGGTTTCTAGTTCTTGTTCAATGTTGTCTAACTCATCTTCAATATCAAGAAAAATATAATGAATTTTTTGTTCACATTGTTCCATTAATGCTTCGGTATATTCTTCATGCTTAGTCATAACGACCTCATTTAATAATGGTTGACGAATCAGCAACACTCTTATCCTCACGTAATTCAAGAAAAACCGGTAGAAATAGACTTTCCACGTTGGTCTTTTTGTCACAAATACGTGCGTTATACTTGACGGCAACAATCTTGCCTACAGTATTACTCTTTGTATATTTATCACGCTGTTCATCTGTGAATCCTGACCCAACATTCACCTGAATGATGCCGTCAGCAGATTCTAGTACCAGTGCCCCCAATCTTCCCACATTTTTCCCCGTACCTTCTTGCCAATCCACACAACGAAGGTCACATTCCAACTCACCCTTGAACTTCACTTGATGCTTTACGCGCTTATCTTCCCATCCCTTGGTGATGTCCTTGAGAATGATACCTTCCTCTCCCTTGGCGAAATATTCCTCGAACAAATGATGAGCCTCATCCTCTGAAATGACTTCAATATTTTCAATCAATGAAACACGTTCAGGCATCTCCATTGCTTCAAGAATTTGAAAGCGCGACTCATAGGAACATTTGGACTCACCTTGCTTGAAATGATCCAAAGGAATGATATCCCAGACCACAGCTTCCACCATACCAGCTTCGTTCTCAGAGACGGTACCCTTTACCGCCTTGTTTAAGATGCCATTACCTTTCTGACGGTTCATGATATTGCCAGAACGTTCTCTCACAACCAATTCACCATCAAACACCACAGGGAGTTCACCTGCCAATTGTAGAAACTCGGCTTCAAGATTTCCAAGCAAATCAATTTGCTTACCGTTTCGTGAACGAAAGTCCACTTTACCATTTTCCACGATGGCATTGAATCGCATCCCATCCAACTTCAATTGCACATAGGCGGGATAGGTCATTTTATTCATGATTTTCTCATCAAATCCAGATGCCAACATGACAGGATATGTGGGAATCAAGTTAGGCCAAATCTTGTTTACTGTAGCCTCAGACACCCCACACCTCAAATCCTTTTCAATGACACGTTCAATCACCTTGGCATCATCGGCATCAAGAGATTCCAGGATCCAGTGAAGATGATGAAATGCTGCATTTCCCGTCAAGGTCCGAGAAGAAAACTTTTCCAATTCATCCAATGCTTGTGTAAGTGTGATATGGGTGTTTCTCACGCCCGTCTTATATGGCATGATGCGTCGAATGTAAAACTGTGTATATGGATCAAGAGCAAGAAATAACACCTTGCGGAGTGTTAGGTCCGCAAGGTGTTCCTTAAGAATGGCTTCTTTTTCTAGGCGGCTGGTAGTCGCGGCAAGTTGCTCAAAGATTTGGTTCACCATGAATGATATATCCTCGTTTAAGAGTCTATATGTAATATACATCATTCATTGTGGTTTGTCAAGTATGTACAGGCACCGAATATCGTTTGGAAAACTCTATAGCATCAATGCGGTTGTTCACCATAGGTTTACCTTTAATGTTTAAACTGGTATTTAAAATCATCGGGCATCCAGTTTCTTTGTACCATTCTTGTAAGAAACTATGAAAGTAGGGTGAATCCTTTTGAGAAACCGTTTGTACGCGAGATGTCCCATCTGCGTGTACAATGGCAGGGAATTGTAAAGGATGTTTGCACAATGCCGTGTATTGCATATAGGGACTTTCCATAGTAGGCATGTGAAAATACTCATGGGCATGTTCGGCAAGAATGGCAGGTGCAAAGGGACGGAACTTCTGTCGTTTCTTGATGACATTCACCTTATCCTTGATGTCATCACCGCGAGGATCAGCCAATAAACTTCTATGTCCTAAAGCACGAGGACCAAATTCTGCACGACCAAATGCCACACCTGTAATGCCATCTTTCTGTAGTGTTTCAATCAATTGTCCCGTGGGATATTTCACACCCATATCAAATCCAAGATAGGGACCACGCCAGTTCAAGAATTCTTGTTGATGAGCAGCAATGGCACCGAGACTATTTCCTGCATCGCCTGGATTTGGCATAATCCAGACATTCTCAAAATATTGGAAGGCAATATTATTGGCAACACAATTCAAGGCACACCCGCCACCCAACACTAAGTTTTTACTTCCTGTGAGTTTTTGTGCCTTATCTACTAAATCATGAAAATATAGTTCGTAGACAAATTGTGTTGCCGCGGCAATATCATACAAGTCTTGTTGAGATTTCAATTCAGGGCGCCAGTTCATGCATCCTCGATGAAGATTATCATTCAACTTCAAAATGTCTCTGCTATCAAAGAAATCTTCCAAAATCATTGGGGTATACTTCAAAGGATCCCCATATGCCGCCATGCCCATGAGAATATATTCTTCTTCATTGGGTTTTAATCCTATTCGTTGGGTCATGGCTGAATACCACAACCCTAAACTATGTGGATATTTAACAGAGAATTTCTTTGTTAGATTGTTATCTGTGCCATGCCAAATGGTTGTGGTGTCAAACTCACCGATGGCATCAATTACTAATACAGCCGCTTCTTTAAATGGGGAGGTATAATATCCTCCCGCTGCATGACTATGGTGATGTCCTACAGTAGTGACGGGTGCCGTGATGTTGTATTTGTTTAGATACCCTCTAATACTATTATTGATCCATCCTTGTCCTGCACGAAGTTGCCGTAACGTTTTCAGCCAAGGATTCTCATACCACACAACAACATCAGGCTCACCATATCGTTTGGCGTCTGTAACAATGCCCGGATTTAAATGAGCATCATTTTTTATTCCTGAATATCGTTCAGATTGTGATGCATACAAGATTTCGCCATCTTGGACCACAGAGATGGCAGCATCATGGCTATTGGCAGATATACCCCAGATTATCATTTCTTTTTCAAACTAATCAGTTCTATGTTATCAACATGGTTGAGTTTAATATCTTTTGCATGCTCAACACAAATGTTATATAACCAAGGATAAATTGCTTTCCAATCGGTTCCTCGTCTAACATCTATTTTATCCAAATAATCCCACAACTTACGTAGGCGAACAGGATCAATGTCATGTTTCACTACCTTTTGCTTAAAACCATCTAGATAATTTTTTCTAGGGAACTCCTCAACAGGTATTTGTTCTATAAGGTCATCAAAATATTTTGTTGCATGATGGCCAATAATACATGGGTCCATAAATGATGGTGTCACAACAATATTCCAACCGTAATTGATATATTTTGTTTTTTTCCAGTCATTTAAAAAACTATAAAATTCTGCCATAGTAGGCAAGGTTAATGGCGTGATAGTAGAATGGACAGAAACTCTAACGTGAGGTGAAGTCATTAGTGTTTCAAAGTTAGTTTTCCACTCATCTAAACTCATACCATATCGAGCAAACTCTGCTTCAGGGCCCCAACAATCCATACTACACACAATTTCAAATGATTGTAATTTTCCGCTATCAATTAATGTACCCACGCGCTCAATTTTTTTCTTAAACTGTGCGGGATCATGCTTTAAGTTACTAAATATTTTCCAATTGGTATTTGGATGTTGTCTAGCCTCAAAAAATGATAGACATTCTTCAAATTCAGGTTGGTACATAGGTTCTCCGCCCAAAATTTGAAAATGATATAAGTCGGTAGAATGTTTATCCATCCACTTCCAGAATTCTTCTTTTCTATGTTCATATCCTTCTCTACTTTTGAATCCCATCAGGTCATATTCAGCTTCAATGGGACCAAAGCGTTCAATTTCATTCTGAATTAATGAACTGAAGAATGGCGAGCAATAAACACACTTTTGATTACAAACATTGGTGAAGTATACTTCCAGAATTCTAGGAGTAACGTGAGTGGCATCAGGAACATCAAACAATTCTTTAGGGACAAGGTCTAAATCATTAATAAAAGAAGTTCTTTCACTGGCACCCCCTGCATCTTCAATTGTCTTACAATATTCACAGCCGTTACCTGGCCATTCACCGGCCAACATCTTTTCTCTATCCTTTATTTTATCCGGATGATTATGGAAGTTTTGGATATCATCAGACACATCCCACCCATGACAGCGATGACAACTAGAGGAAGACCCCTCAGAAAGAAATAATGTACTCCAGGTCCATTTGAACTGGCATGCTGTATTAGTTTTAATAGGAAAAACTTTAAACTCTTTTTGCATTTTTACAATCTATTTGATAGTTTGTTGGTAGGGTAAAATACCCACCCAAGTTGAAGGTTCACCCCAGTATAGGCTACTGAAAAAATCCGGAGTGTTATGATTTACATATTGTGGAAATTTTTGTTCTATTATAGAAAATAATCTATGGGATAAGAATCTATATCCATATTCATTGGGATGACCACATACAGGTGATAACATTCCTACACGAAACATTTCTTCAACAGAAGGGAAAAATCTTTTAAATTTATCCATAGTTGTGATATCAGCATCAGATATATTTTTATATTCATTATTTTTTAACAAAAAATTTGAATCCGGAAGATAGGAATTTAAGTACTCATCGTGTGAAAAATATTTAGTATGTAGTTCAGCAAGATTAGTTGGAATATTCGTTTTAAAATTAAACATAGAAAAATATAAGAAGTTGAAACTATAACGGTTACATAAATTTCTCATGGTTTTGACATGGAAAATTTGTTCTAGAAAATGATCCAATATATTATTTTGGGTAAAATTATTATAAGAGACACCGAGTGAATAGTGATTGGTGTCGCCATGTTTATACCCAGGTAATATACTAACATTTTTACCATCTTTATAGAATGATATTCTTTCAGGAAAAGTAAGACCCCATACAACTAATACATCATAATTTTCAGATAAAGAATTTTCATCAAATACTTCTATAAATCGTTTAATTGCATTTGAATCACTAGAACCTCCTAACCCCAAATTTATCAACACATCATAATTTAGACTCTTTTGTAAATAACGAGACCAACTATGCATATGAAATCTTGGTCTATACAATTTGTATCTCTCTACAACAAAATCATTTCCAATATTGTTTGGACGATGGACAGAAGGAATTTTATTCAAATCGTATGCACCAACTCCTTCGGTAAAACTACATCCTAGCGTTATTAACAGTTTCTTTTTCATAGTGTCAATATGTTTGAAAATTCCTCATACACAGAAGCATAATGTTGTTTACGGTATTCATCATGAGTTTTCATTTTGTGAATGAATTCCTGTTCTAGATTCTTACCTTCAGCATTCATAAAATTTAATACGGAAGTAAGGTCAGTATTTAAATGCGTGTACTTATTGATTTTCTCACTAATTTTATCCTTAGCGAATGAAGAAAGATTTACAATTGAAAGAACCTCAGGGTGATATAAAATGTTTAACCAAACAGGTATTTCTTGTGATTGAAAAAATTCAAGATACTCAGGTAGATAAAATACATTAATGGAACTGACGGTTAGACAAATTTGCGTTCTTCCTGAAAATTCATTTTTAAATCTTTGAATGTTATTCAAAACACTATCCCACTTGGCAGGATATCGTTGATACTCAAATTGTGGTCCGATTCCATCAATACTTAGCATAATATCCACATCCTCAAAATGTGGCCAGATTTCCTTTACAGCTATTTCAGGGAAAATAGTTCCGTTGGTATTATAGTGTATCTTTTGTTTTTTACTATATCCCATCTCAATACTTTTTTGTAATACTTGAAAATGGCGGGAGATTAAGAAAGGTTCTCCCCCATATATTTCAAATAACTCAACATTAGGTAATATAGTATTCAAATCGGTCCAAAAATTTTCATTATAATCAGGCCATTGCATTACTTG